TCGACGCCAACGCCGTCCAGTCCGACTGGGGACACGAGTTGGCAGCGTTCGAGAACGCTCCGCACGCTATCGCTTACGCCTTGGCAAACCTGCCTGAAAAACCGCCTACCGTGTTGGTTTTCAAGGCGATTTGCCGACGCGCTCCAGCCCTGGAAACCCCGCAATTGCCAGTACCCAATGCCAATCCCGAGCGCATCAAGGCGGAGTTGGCAAAGCTGGAACCCATGCGCCGGGCCATCGAGAGCAATCGTGTCGTTGACCGCTTGGCATGGGCTAAGTCGATCCTTGTTCGCAGAGATGCAGGCGAAAAAATCAGCCCAACCGTGGTGCAGATGGCGCAGCTTGCCGTTGGAGGGGTTTGATGCTATGCAACGCTTGCGCAGCATCCACAAACTCCCCCACCAGCGGCGCGTACAACGTCAACTGCATCCCCTGCATGGCCCGCTTGATCGCCAAATCCAGGCCCAGCAAGGCCATGCAGGAGCGCCAGATTGCCTACCTGCAGCACCACCACAAGGGCCAATGGCCTAAGTTGTGGCCACAAATCCAAATCCAGCTCAAACCGAGGAACAACCCCCATGCACCACCGCAAACCTGATCCAGTAGTCCACCACTATCCGCACGCGCACCACCAGCCGGGCACCACGGCTACCGAGAAAGCCGCCGTGATCGAGTGCTGCTGCTCACAGCGCGACAGCCAGCCCATAGACGACGACTACGAACTGGAAATGGGAATTATTGGGGTGCCGGTATGAGCAATTCCACCGATTCACAAGAATGGCGCAAGCCGTGCGAATGGCAGCGCGACACCTTTGCTGCCAACGCGCTAAACGGAATCATGTCCAAAGTCGCCAGCACCACCATGCCCCAGTCCAGCCGTGAGGCAATCGCCAAGCTGGCCTACCAACTGGCCGACGCCATGCTGGTCGAGCGGGAAAAGGGGAGGTTGCAGTGATCGGCCTTGTATCCGCTGGCCTCTCGGGCTATACTCGCCCCGTCACGTCAAAAAAAGGCGTGATCGGGTTTGGTCACCCGATGCTGACAGCGGCGCGAAGCCGCAACCGCAATGCTTGCGGCTTTTTTGTTCGTGTCCCAGTTTTGGCGGCTCGAATGGGAGGGCGCAAGCCCTGCCGGTTAAGCAGCTCCGCTGTCGGCCCGGTTGACCAACCCGTTCGAGCTGCTTCCTCGTTTGGTCACGAGGTTGCAGTTGTTCAAAGCCGACAACTGGAGCCAATCATGGCAAACGCACTCACGCCCGTGGAATTTCACGGCGTATCTCTTTTCGTCACCACCATCAACGGCGTGCCTCATGTGGCACTACGCCCAATTTGCGAATCCGTTGGCCTTGATTGGAGCGCACAACTGGTGCGCATCAAGAAACACCCGGTATTGAGCAAAGGGATGGTTGTAACAACCACACCTTCAGCCGGTGGCGACCAGCAAATGGTCATGCTCCCCCTCGACAAACTCGACGGCTGGCTCTTCGGAGTGTCCGTGCGCCGCGTCAAGCCCGAACTGCGCGAGCGCCTCACCCAGTACCAAGCCGAGTGCTTCGACGTGCTGGCCCAACATTTCGGCGCAGCCGTGAAACCCCCTGTTTCAGATTTGGTTCCAAGCCTCGTTAACCGCCGCTGGCTTGTCAGTTTTGACCACAACGGCAAAGAGTGTGTGCAGTCAATACCGCACGATGCCATGTTGGTCACTTGGGATGAGATCGTGCATCTTGTATCCGACCACAGCCTCATGCTCACCAATGCGCAGCTTGCCAACCTTGCCAAGGCAGCAACAGACCGCATCGCTAACCGCATGGCCAGCCGCGACATGCAGAAAACAACCGCTTGATCGTATTTTTCCAGGAGTTGAAAATGAGTAAACCTTTGGTTATCGTAGACACCGTTATCTCTCAAGATGCAGAGGGGCGGTATTCGTTGAATGATTTGCATCGGGCCGCTGGCGGGGAGGAGTTCCCGGATGGTGAGCCGAGGCATCAGCCTAGGTATTTCCTTGCCAACCAGCAAGCGCAAGACCTAATTACGGAAATTTCCACATCGACCGATGGGGGAATTCCGCTATCGGTCAAGAAAGGCGGGCATAACCAAGGCACCTACGTCTGCAAGGAGCTGGTCTATGCCTACGCCATGTGGATCAGCCCGGCATTTCACCTGAAGGTGATCCGTGCCTACGACGCCCTGGCCACAACCGCTGCAAACACGGGAATATCCATCGACGAGATCGTCCAAAAGGTGTTGCCAGCGCTGACCGCCGCAGTTATTCCGGCCATCATGACTGGTGTGGTTGATCTGGTAAAAACAATCACCGCCCAAAGCAATCAGGAGTTTCAAGAGCGCTTCGAGACGAAACTCGCCAGCGCACACATCGGCGTGAGCCATGGCGTGACTGTGGGCGATATTCTCGACGAGTTCAAAATCACCGGCATTCGTGGCCTGTCAGTGCGCCTAAGCCGCATCCTGTGCGAAAAAGGTTGTCAAGTACCCGACAAGTTCCGCGCCCGCATGGGTCGGCGTAAAGCCAAGCTGTTCTTGCCTGATAGGTCTTTCGAGTTGATGCGTGACTGGCTTGCAGAGGATTGCCGCAAGTACATCCAGGAGCGCAAAGGTCAGAAGTCTCTGAATCTGGTCGTTGCGCGCGCCCAGTGATGACAACCGTAACCCTACCCTGGCCGCCGCGCGAGCTAAGCCCAAACGCCCGCACCCACTGGCGGGCCAAGGCGCCCATTTCCAAGCGCTACAAGGCCACTTGCTGCGCTTTGGCAAGGCAGGACGGTATGGTTGCGCCAAGCGTGCCAGAAAACGCGCCCAAGCGCTGCTACAGCCTGTTTCTGGATTTTTACCCGCCGGACAGACGCGCGCGTGACGATGACAACATCATTGCCAGTTTCAAGGCAGGCCGCGATGGCTTGGCGCAAGCCCTTGGCGTTGACGACAAGCGTTTCGTCTGCCATCCCCGCGTCATGGAGCAGACCGGCGGGTTCGTCAAGGTGCGCATCGGCGTCGAGCCGGTGGAGGGATAGCCAATGGCACGCGGGCGCCCATCAAAACTCAACGAAAACCAGTGGAACGAAATTCGCAAAAAATTACTCGCGGGCGAGCGTAGCCGCGACCTTGCAAAAGAGTACGGCATATCGAATAGCGCTATTAGACAGAAATTTAATATACAGGTTGCAGAAATAAAAACTGTTGCAAATCAAATAGTTACAGCAGAACAAAAACTGCACGCGCTACCAATTTCTGCACAAATCGCCACTTTAACCCTCGTTGACGAACTTCGCAGCATATCCATGCACCTGTCCAGCGCCGCGCGTTTCAACGCTGCAACGGCCAACCGCTTATCCAGCATCGCCCATGCCCAGGTGGAGAAGGTTGACGATGTTGACCCGATGGAGTCGCAGGAGACGCTGCAGGCAATTGCAGCGCTGACCAAAATGAGTAACGACGCATCCAAGCTGGGGATGGAATTGATTGTCGCATCCAAGAAAGACCCGCTGCCAGACGATAGCAACGCGCCCAAGTTGGTTGGCTTTCGGGTGGTTGCCTCATGATTTTGGAGCACGATGGCACGGCGTCTCAGGCCGCGTTTGTGATGTCCGACGCACAGTTCCCGGCGCTGGTGGGCGGCTATGGATCGGGAAAAAGCATGGCGCTGGTGTTTCGCGCCATCCGGCTGCTGATCGAGGATAAAACCGACATCGCCTACTACATGCCGACCTACGATCTGGTGCGCCTGGTGGGCTTCAAACGGCTCACCGAGACACTGCGCAATGCCAACATCCCATTCAGGGCCAACGCGACCAACTTCAGCATTGACGTGAGCGGCTTTGGCAGCGTCATTTTTCGCACAATGGACGATCCAGACCGGCTGGTGGGCTACGAAGTCGGGCACAGCCTGTGCGACGAACTCGACACATTGCCGACCGAAAAAGCCGAGCTGATCTGGCAGCGTGTTTTGGCGCGCAACCGGCTGAAACTGCGCAATGGGCGGCGCAACACCGCAGCCGTTGGCACCACGCCCGAAGGATTCAGATTCGTTTACGAACGCTGGGGCCGCGATGTGACCAAAGCACGGTCTGAAGGCTACATCCTGTTTCGCGCCCGCACCGTCGAGAATAAACACCTGCCACCCGACTACGTCGAAAACCTTCGCACGCAATACCCCAGCAACCTGCTCGAGGCCTACCTCAACGGCGAATTTGTCAACCTCAGCAGCGGTCTGGTGCAGCGCCAGTGGTTCAAGCCCAGCACCATAGACCGCGAGCACCTGCCACGGCTTTGCATGGGTGTAGACCTGGCTATCAGCCTCAAAGCCAGCGCAGACAGCAGCGCGCTGGTCGTGGGCGGCATGCACAACGGGGTTTTTCACGTGCTCCACGCCCAGAGCAAGAAGGCCACCTTCCACGAAGTGCAGCAATGGATCATCGAGCAGGCCACCACCTGGCGCCCGACGCAAATACTGATAGAAGCCGTTCAATACCAGTTGGCCGCTGTGCAAGAGCTGATGCGCACCACGCACCTGCCCGTCATACCCGCCACGCCCGACAAGGACAAGGCCAGTCGCTTGATGCCGCTGGCCGCGCGTTATGAACAAGGCATGGTGCACCACGCGCCTGCAAACTCTGGCAACGCCATCAAAGCGTTGGAAGACGAATTGACGGCCTTCCCCAATGGTGCGCACGATGATCTAGTGGATGCGTTGGTGTACGCCTGGAACGGTGTCGAGGCCGCCGCCAACAGCGGGTTCATTTCCGGCGCGCGGAGGGTATTTTGAAGAATTGCGTATCGGTTGCCGCCCTGTCCGAGCAGATTGGCGATGCCGCTGCTGCCAGATTGCGTATGCACATCGGCGGGCGCGAGGTGCACATTCCCAAGCGCAAGCGTGGGCGCATGTACGCGGAAATCATCGCCGCCATCGGGCAGGAGTCTGCTGATGAACTCCTGCGCATCTACGCGGGCGAGTCGCTCTACATCGCCACCAACGCGCGCGAGCTGCAAACCCGGCACCGCGCCAGCATTGCCGAGTTGCGCGCGCAAGGCAAGACCTGGGCGCAGATCGCACGTGAGTACAGCTTCAAAACCACCTTTACCGAGCGCTGGGTGCGCAAACTTGGGGCGCAAGATAGCCAGCGCCCAGGCCCGCAGCAAGTCAATCTGTTTGACCATATCCCCGTGCCCCATCCCCTGGACGCACTGAGCCGACAACACGGAAGCCATTCCCCCTGACAGCAGCACCCCACGGCGCCACACTTGCGGGCATGGAAAACACTACCCACGCCACCACCACCGAAGCACAAGTCGTGCAGGCCACCGGCATCATGCCTGCCGACACCAACAGCATGGCAGGCATTGCCAGCTCCCTGAGCATCGACCGCGTACTGTCGCGTTTTGGCTGGCTGGGCGAGGCCGATGCAGTTTTGGCCCAAGTCGGGTTGAACCGCACGCATCTGCGCGCGCTGGAGACCGATGAAGAGATTTTCAGCAACCTGGAGACCCGCCGCTTTGCCGCAACCAACACCCCATGGCGCTTTGAACACCCGCAGGCGCGCGTGAGCAAGTTCTTCACCCAAACCTTCACGCAGCACATGGATGCGCTGCTCACCGTACTCTGGGGCGCCATCCCCTACGGCTATTCGGTGGTGGAAGTGGTTTACTCAGAACCCGGCGACCCCTTGAACGCCACGCCGGGGCGCTACGGCATTGCGCAAATCATCGAAGTCCCGTTCGAGTGGATACAGCTCCTGCCCGCTGGCGTCATGGTCTGGCGCGACAACCTCGTGCAGTGCGATCCGCGCAAGTTCTTTGCCTGCGTCAACGGCAGCAATCTGCGCCGTCCCTCGGGCGATGCGCTCCTGTCAAAACTCTACTGGCCCTGGTTCTTTCGCACCCACGGCTGGAAGATGTGGGCCAAATATATGGAGCGCGCCGCCATCCCGTTCCTCTACGGCAAAACCGCAGGCGATCGCAACGAAACCATCAAAGCGCTCTCGAACGCCGTGCAAGACGCCGTGCTGGTCAGCGGAATTCAAGACGATGTGAAAGCACTCGACCTGGGCGCCTCCAGCAAGTCCCTATTTCCCGAATTTGAAGCAGCCGTTACCCGGCGCATCAAAATGGCCATCGTGGGCCAGACGCTCACCAGTGGCACCGACGGCGGCAACGGCGGCAACCGCGCCCTGGGGCAAGTGCATAACGAAGTGCGCATGGAAAAAAAGCGTGCCGACGTAAAACTCCTGTGCCAAAGCGTGCAGCGTATCGTCAACGTTTTGGCCGCGCTCAACGGCATGGATGCGCCCCAGTTCATCATGGAAGATGGCGCTGGCTTGGAGCTGGAGCGCGCCGAGCGTGACAAGATTCTCTATGGGAACGGCGTGCGCTTTACCCCAGAGTACATCATTGAGAAGTACAGCATGGAAGCGTCCGACTTTACCATTTCCGATGACACTCCAGCGCCGCCAATTGGACTGCCAAATCAGCCGATATCCCCCGCTGATACTGCGCAAACAGCTACAAAAGCAATAGCAGGATACAAGTTCGTCGATGGCGCCGGGCCGCAGCGTTTGCGCTTTACCCCAGGCCAGCAGGCCATCGAAGACCAGATCGAGCGCACCATCGGCAGTCTGCCAAATCCGGTGCAGCAGGCCGCCATCCTGAGCGCCATCAATGGCGCCGATGGCCCCGACGATCTTTTGCAGCGTCTGGCAGTAGCCTTGCAGGACAGCGACACCGCCACCATGCGCCGCGTGATCGAGCGCGCGCTGTTTGCCGCCGATCTCATGGGCTACGGGCAGGCGCAGGCCAGAACGGGGCATGAGTAAATCTGTCGTCAGCATCGACTTTGATGCTCCTTTTGATGTGCAGGCGGCGCAGGCCCGCGCGCAAGGCGTGGTGCTGCCCGAGTACTACTACGGAGCCTTGCAAGCAGAAAAACGCAAGTACGCGCAGACGGTCTCCAGCCTGGCCGGGCTGGACCAGATACAGCCCATCGTTGACAAGCTGGCAGAGTTTCAAGCCGAGGGCAAGACGTTGGCCGAATTCAAGAAATGGGCCAAGACGCAGGACTGGACATTGCCCAATGGGCGGCTGGAGACCATCTACCGCAACAGCGTGCAAACCGCCTACCAGGCTGGGCACTGGCGCGACTTTGAGGAAAACAAGGACGAACGCCCGTACCTGATGTACGACGCCATCAACGACAGCCGCGTGCGCCCCAGTCACCTTGCGCTGGACAACACCATCAAGCCGGTTGATGATCCATTCTGGGATACGCATTCGCCGCCACTGGGGCACCGTTGCCGTTGCAGCCTTCGCAGTCTTTCACCCCGCGAGGCCATGAAGCATGGCGGAGTCACGCAGAACGTTCCATCCGAGGGCGGGCCGGATGAGGGCTGGGGGAGTAAGCCGACGCAGTGGGGGCAGACGCTGGAGCGGTTGAAAGAGGAGAAGCTGGCGAAGGCGCCAGAGGTAATTGCACGGGCTGTGGACAATGCGGGGATGCCTGAACCAACTTTACGCGATTTGAACTTCTGGGGCCAGCGTCCCGGTTTGTCTGATTTGCCACCTGTGCCAGTGGTCGAGTTGACGGGCGAGGAGTTCGGGGCAGGGTTGCGCCACGCGGAGATTATGGATGCGGCAAACAAACACATGCGCCTGTTGCAAAAAGGCGCAGGGCTACCAAACTCTGATACAGAATGGACGCTACGAATCAATAAGCTATCTCGCAAAAAGATAGGCGACAACATTGAACAATCTGACGCGGAGCTAAAGGCAGTAGCTGGTCTTGAACAACTTGCGCGTGTAGCCATCGTGGCCGAGCGCCATGCTGATGATCGCCACGCTAATCCTGATGTATTGGCTGTGTTGCGCCTTTTCGCGCCAATGTTGCTTGATGGTATTCCGTACCGTGTTCGTTTAACCGTCAAGGACTACGGCGACCCGCGCATGCTGCATGCGCTATCAGCGATTGAAATAGAAAACGCCCCGCTGGGAACACTCCCTGCCTACTCCGGTGCAAACGCACTTCAGCAAGGTCAACCAACCACAGGGCGCACTGTAAGTATACGCGACCTGCTAAAAACTGCAATCCTTGAGAATGGGAAACCGTATGACATTTGAAAAGCGCACCCTCGGCGACTGCACGCAGGAGTTTTAACCATGGGCCTATTCGACATCGGAGGAGCCTTCAAGCCGCGCAACGTCTGCGGCATGAAGCAAAGCCGCTTTATCGAACCGCACGACTGCGAAGAACTTGACGAGCTACGCATCAAATACGCCAATGCCGAAGCCCTCGCACGCGACATTGGCGATATTCCGCTGGGATTTCGCGCATTCGTGATTCTGGATGGCAAATTCATATTCGGCGACTTCCTGGAAGCGCTGATTGTCGGCAACGACTGGCTATGCGAAGAACTGACTATCAGCACGCTTTCAATGTCTCAAGAAAACGTCGATAGCCTTGCAAATCTGGTGAATGGGAATTATCTGCGGCAATTGAATCTGATTGTGTCGCACTACTATTTCTCAACCGAGCGCCGCAGTCTCATGCCTTACATCTATGAGCAACTGGACAAAAACGACATACTGCAATTAGCCGTTGCCAGCGTGCATACCAAGATCGCCATGATTCGCACGGAATGCGGGAAAAAAATCACCATTCACGGGTCTGCGAACCTGCGGACATCGAGCAACATCGAACAGATAGTAATTGAGCATACGCCCGGTCTATTCGACTTTTGCGCCAGCGTGCACCACAACATTATCGAGATGCACAAAACCATCAACAAACCAATTAGGAGCAAGACACTATGGCAACAGGTTCTAGCGGAGCAGCCGAAAAATTCAAACGTTCAAACGCCGCAATCAAAGCTGCAATCAAAGAGCGCACAGCAGCCGGTATTAGAAAACCCATGCGCGGAAATGGTGGAGTCAATAGCGGAAGAAAAGTCAAGTCAGGCGCGCCCCCTCCATTCTGACAAAAAGCCCAGCATTCGGGACGAGCGGTTTTAGGCTGATCCGGGCTGGGGGAGTAAGCCGACGCAGTGGGGGCAGACGCTGGAGCGGTTGAAAGAGGAGAAGCTGGCGAAGGCGCCTAGCCTTGCAAATACCCCCGTAACCACCCACCCACCAGCCCGGCCCGTGCGCCGGGTTTTTTGTGTCCGCAACGCTTGCGTGAACCACGCGACATTTCAAATGTCAGGTGGCTGCATGGCCAGTAAGAAAGCTGGGTTTTGTACCCGGTACGAAATGGTTTTGTACCCGGTACGAAATGGTTTTGTACCCGGTACGAAATGGTTTCTTACCTCAAAAAATGATAGCAAGCCTGAGCTTGTAACTCCCTGAATTCATTCCACTGTCAATAGTTGCCAGTATCGGGCACATTGGCAAGCCATGGAGCCAAAAACCGCAGACTACCGCCTCAATCTGGCATTCGCCTGCCAACCCGCGCAACTTGACGCGCAAGGCGCATTGCGCTTTACTGGCGTGGCCTACTCGGGCGGCGTCATACCAAACTACGGCGCGCTGGGCGATGTTGCCATCGATTTAGCCAGCCTGCAAAACCCGGATGCCGTCAATATCCCCGTGCTGGTTGACCACAACGCCAGCATCAACGCCATCGCAGGCAAAGGCACCCTGTCTTGCAAAGATGGCGCCCTGCACATCACAGGCGAACTCACCCAAAGCACCGAAGCCGGAAAGCAAATAACCGCCCTCATGGACGAAGGCTTCCCATTGCAAATGAGCGTGGGTATGCAGGCTGCTTTGCGCCCTGGAAGCGACTACTCCAGCATCAACGGCCAGACCATGAACGTACGCAACGTCTTTAGCAGCGCGCGCATTCTCGAAGTCTCGTTCGTCCCCTCCGGCGCGGACCCGAATACCAGCGTGGCGAAATTTTCCGCCGTCCCTGTTTCTTCCACCATGAAAGGCGTCACCATGACCCGCACCGCAGAAGACCAGGCCATGATTGATGGCCTTCAGTCTCAAGTATCAGCACTTACACAGCAAGTATCCGACCTGCAGGCCGCTGCCAGCGCCGCTGCCGCCGAGCAACGAAAAACCGAGATGTCCGCGCTCTTTACCGAGATTGGCAAAGAGATTCCTGCCGACGTTACCGCATTCATGGCCATGAGCGCTGACCAATTCAAGGCCATGGCGCAAACCATGCGCGAATTGAAACCTGCCCAGGCCGCGCGTTCACTCTTTTCCAGCCAGACCGTCACGATGGCCGCAGGCAAACCCACGCCAGAAAACCAAGAACGGGTCAATGCCTTGCTGGCGTCCGTCAAAAAAATCAGCGCATAAGGAACACCCCCCATGAACACCATGAACCCTGTCACCACCTCGTTCCTGAAATACGAGGAAGACGAATTCCAATACAGCCGCGATGACATCACGGTCGCATCCGGGCAAAACCTGGCTGCCGGTACCGTGCTGGGCAAAATCACCACCGGCACCATCAGCGTTGGCAACGTCACCTTTGCAGGCACCGGAAATGGCACCTGCACCAAAGCCTCTCCCGCCTACAGCGCCACTGCCCAAAATGGCAGCTACACCGCCGTTTGCTTGGAAAAAACCACCGACCTTGGCACATTCAACGTCGTGCGCCCCGATGGCACCGTCGATGGCGTGGCCACCGTAGGCGTTGCCTATGACGGGCAGGTGAAGTTCACCATTGCCGACGGCAGCACAGACTTTGCCGCAGGCGACACCTTCACTATTCCCGTGACCGCCAGCGGAACCGGCAAATATGCCGCATTCGACCCAACCGCCACCAACGGCACCGCCACTGCCGCAGGCGTACTGCTCTTTGCCGTCAACGCCACCAGCGCAGACACCGCAGGTGTTGCCATTGTGCGCCATGCCGTTGTCGCAAAAGAGGGCCTTATCTGGGGCGCAGGCGTCACCACCACGGGCCACAAAAACGCTGCCTATGCCAGCCTCAAAGCGCTGGGCGTCTTGAGCCGCACCGCCATCTAAACACGGAGCACCAACACCATGAATTTGACAGACTTCACCGTAGCGGAACTCACCGCTGCCATCAACCAGTTCCCCGTGCAATGGGGCCGCGTCAGCCAGCTTGGGCTATTTCGTGACCGTGGTATACGCACCCGCGAAATCGTGATCGAAGACCGCAGCGGAACCCTGGCCGTATTGAACACCCACGAATGGGGCGGCAACGGCACGGTAGCCAGCGCTATCACACGCAACACCTACGCCTTTGGCATCAAACAAACGGTGCACGATGATTTGGTAGCACCATCGGACGTAGTAGGCGTGCGCGCCTTCGGCCAAGACCAGGGCATTGCGGGCTTGCAAGGCATGAGCGATGAGATCGCCCTGCGCCTGCAACGCATCCGCGCCCGCCACGACGCCACACTGGAATATAAGCGCATGGGCGCCCTAAAGGGCATCGTCTACAACGCTGACGGAACCAGTGTTCTGGCCAATATGTTCACCACATTTGGTGTCCAGCAAGTAGATGTGGACTTTGCCCTTGGCACATCCACCACCGACATTCTGGCCAAGTGCTTTGAGGTGCGCAACACCATCGAGGACAACCTCAAGGGCGACACCGTGGGCGGCATCCGCGTATTGGTCAGCCCGGACTTTTTCCAGAAGTTCATCAAGCATTCCAAGGTCACGGCGGCCTACACCTACACCAACGAGCAGATCAACCGCCAAGCGAATGACATGCGCAAGGGCTTTACCTTTGGTGGCATCACCTTTGAAGAATATCGCGGCTCGATCAACGGCACAGCGCTGATTGCCTCTGGCGAGGGCCACGCATTTCCCGAAGGCACCAGCGACACCTTTGCGACTTACTTCGCGCCCGCCGACTTCAACGAAGCCGTCAACACCGTGGGCCTGCCGATCTACGTCAAGACCTACGAAAAAGAGGCCGGGCGCGGCATGGTCATTCACACCCAGTGCAACAGCCTGCCGCTGTGCCATCAGCCCAAGGTTTTGGTCAAGGTGCGCACCAGCAACTAAGCGGCCATGTCCTACGCCACCCTGACCGACCTGCAGGCGCGCTTTGGCGAGCAAGAAATTGCCGACGTGAGCGACCGCGCAGGCACGGGCAGTGTGGACACCGCAGCTGTCAATACCGCGCTGCTCGATGCCTCCAATGAAATGGACGCCTACTTGGGCAACTGCCAGGCGCTACCCCTGCCAACGCCTTACCCGGCGCTGCTGGTACGCGTGTGCTGCGATCTGGCGCGCTACTTTCTGTACAAGGACAAAGCGCCCGAGGTGGTGCGCCTGGCGCGCGAAGACGCCATTTCCTTGCTGCGGCGCATTGCAAATGGCGAGGCCGCATTTCCTGGTGCTACGGCTACGGACACGAGTATTTCAGGAATTTCCGTGTCCAGCAGCCCGCGCGTCTTTACCGATGCCCTCATGGCCAAAATGACGGGGTAGCGCCACCATGCAAATCAACATCTCTGTCAATGGCAAAGAGCGTGTGTTGCAGGTGCTTCAGGACATCAGCGCCAACATGGGCAACCTCAAGCCCGCCATGCGCAAGATTGGCGACCTGGTCAAAAACTCCAGCAAGGGCAACTTCAAAGCACAAACCGCCCCCGATGGCACGCCGTGGGCGCCATTGAGCGCCGCAACTCTGCTCAACCGCGCCCGAAAAGCAATGGGCAGCAAGGGCCTGTACACCAAAGGAAAAAAAGACGGCACTGGAAAGCGCCCCCGAACTGGCGTACTCAAGGCCATGTATTCCGCGCAAATCCTGCTCGATAACGGCGTACTGCGCAACAGCATAAACGTCGAAAACGTCACCGACAGCAGCGTCACCGTTGCCAGCCGTCTGAAATATTCCGCCATACACCAGTTTGGCGGAAAAGCCGGACGCGGGCGCAAAGTCACCATTCCCGCGCGACCCTACATAGGCATCAAGCCCGACGACATGCGCGACATCACCGACATCCTGCGCAGTCACGTACTGCGCTACCGTGCCGGAGACAGAGCGTGAGCAGCAGCCACTTTCTCGGCCTGGAAGAGCAACTCAAAGACCGGCTGCGCGCTGGCCTGGATGCTGCGCTTATGACCCATGTGCGCCTCTACAGCGTAACCGCACTGCCAGAGGGCACGCTGCCAACGCCATCGCTCCTGATGCTGTTTGACGGCTACAGCATCACCGAGCGCAGCAGCACCGGCAAGCACGCGCGCATTTCCCAGAATTGGCTGGTATTCGTCTGCACCCGCAGCGCTGCCGACATCAAAAGCGGCGAAGCCTCGCGCTCTCTCGCCGGAGCCATTGCCGACGTGGTGCTAACGGCCCTCATGGGCTGGCAACCCGACGGCTGCACCAAACCCCTGCAACTCACCAACCCACCCAAAGCCGATTACGACGACGGCTTTTTTTACCTCCCCGTGGCCGTAGAGGCCGAGCTACTTCGCAAAACCCCATAACCCTGGAAACCCACCATGTCTGACACTTCCTATTACCCCTACCTTGGCAGCGGAAAACTCTACGTCCGCGTCTCCGGCGCATCCTCTGGCCTGATCGATGTTGGCAATTGCAGCAAACTTGATCTGACCGTCAAGGACAAAAAAACCACTTTGGGCGACTTCCGCACCCCCGGCGGCGGCACCTATGCCAGTGTGAGCCGTATCGAAAACGTCACGCTGAGCATGACGCTCAACGACCTGAACAAAGACAACGTCGCCAAGGCCATTTTTGGTACTGCCAGCAACATCCCCAGCGGAACCGTAACCGATGAAGCGGTGACCGCCTACAAAGGCGCTATCGTGCCCCTGGCTCACACCAGCCTGTCCGCCATCGTGGTCAAAAACACTGCAGGCGACACCACCTATGTGGCCAACACCGATTACGAAGTGCGTGCCGGTGGCATCTTTATCTTGAGCGCCGGGGCCATCACCAACGCCCAGTCTCTCAAGGTATCGTACAGCCATGCCGCCTATGACAAAGTGGAAGCCATGACCACGGGCGCATTGACCCTTGAAATGCACTTCGAGGGCTTGAACGAGGCCAACTCGGGCAGGCCCGTGATTGTTGACATCTACCGCGCGCAACTCTCCCCGGCCAAAGCCCTTTCGCTGCTGGGCGACAAGTTTGTCGATTTGCAGATTGATGCCGAAGTGCTGGCCGACACCAGCAAGACTGGTGCAGACATCAGCCAATACTTCCGCACCAAACTGGCTTAAATGATCAATGGACCCCATGGAAACCCGTGTGCGCCGCATCGAGGAGGAAATCTCTAAGCTGTGGGCCGAGTACATGAAAGCTGTGCTGTCGTTTCCAGAGGAGTCCATCGATCTGCACAAGGCGCACCACCAGCACATCGCAGAGCGTCAGCGCTTACGCAAACTGGTCGAGGACGAAAACGCCGCTGCCATGCGCAAAGCCGTGCGCGATCTGGCGCTATTTCTTTTGAAATGCGTGCTGGCGGCAGCCGTTACCGGAACCGGGCTGTACACCGTGATTGGCAACCAGGCGCGATCGGTCATTGACGCGCCCCGTGCGGTGGTGGAGCAGAACAAATGACACACATGTTGCTGCGCTACTACCAGCGTCCTGTGGGGCGTGCCGTCATGGCCGCCGTCATATTTGTTCTGGTGGCGGTCATTCTGCGTTCGGTCATCCCGTTTTGCCCGGTACGCTCGGCGGATGTGGTGATCTACGTTGATCACAGCATGCGTTCGCACTCGCTGATTGAGGTGCGCAAGTACATCGGAAATAGCGCTGACGTAACAGTCAGCTATACCCGCTATCTGTACGAAGAAGCCAATCCGCAGAACTTTTTACAACTCGCCGGGGGCAATTTCCGTTCCATGAATGGCGAGTTTCCGCTGCTGTTGTCGAACCGCCTGCCTGAATATGTCACCGGGCGCTGGTGCTCCAGTCTGTCGCTGTCCTGGCAGCCCAGTTTTAGCCAGCGCGAGTTTCACACCCACACACCGCCCGTGTGTTTTGAGGCCAGCGAATATGAATGAACAGCGCCTGCTCGACGTGTGCTTTTGCTTGTTTTTGCTGGCCCTGTGCTTGTCCGCGTTCGCCTCGCCTGGTGTGCCGCAATCCGCACGCCAGGCAGTATCGGTAGAGCCCAATGCCGTGCATTTCGTCATCCCAGAAGCGCCTGAGCTGAACATCGTCACCCACGTGTTCCCGCCGTTTCAGCGCAAGTTCGAGGGGCAGATCAAAGGCCCGTTCGTGGACATCATGCGGCAGGTGTGCGCCGAAGCCCAAGTCACGTGCCATATCCGCATGGGGGCCTTCAAAGATATTTACCAGGATGCCATCCGGGGTGATGCAGACATCATCTTTAGTTTTTTGGTTGAAGGCGACCAGCAGCGCCGCGATCAGTTCATCTTGTCCGACAGCATCGCGTTGACCAGTTACTGCTTTTTTACCACCTCCACATCCAACTGGCAATGGAGCGGAGACCCCAAGGAATTGGAAGGGCGCACCATCGGTGTTTACGGCCCCAGTGGCACCTCCATCGTGGCCCAGCGAACCATTGCAGGCAACCCCAGCACCAAACTGGTGATAGACGAATCCAACCTAAAGGTCATGCAAAACCTCGTCGTCGGCAAATACGGCCAAAACGCCAGCGTAGTCATCAATAAAGACGTGGGGCTAGACCTGCTCAAAACCGGCAACATCTACGGCCCCAAGCCAGCGGGCGACATCGAGGCCACCACATTCGGATTTGGTTTTTCCAAGCGCAGCAGCAACGCCCACCTGGCCCCGCGCATGTTTGACGCGCTGCGCACCCTGCAAGCCCAGCGCAAGATTCAGCCCATTTTGCGCGAGTACGGCCTAACGCCAGCCGGAGAATGACCATGCTGCAACTCACGAACTACCTGTTTGCCCTGCTGCTGGGCTTCGTTGTCTGTGTAGCCGCCTTGGTCATCTGGGACAACATCTGCCCGCCACTGTCAGAAGAAGAACCCGACGAGGAGTTGTTTCATGACTGAGCAAAACGTTTTGCTTGATTCTCTGGACAAGATGGCCGTTGTTTGCAACGCTGTAGCCGTTGAAGTAGGGCGGCTGCAAAACGAAAACGCTGAATTACGCGAGCGTGTGCCCAAAGACTGCCGCACGTGTGTCCACTACCTGCACGGGCGCCATGCCTGCGATCTGTTTTACCAGCGCGGCCAGGATTGCATCGAGGGCAGCCATTGGAATCCAGCACCCTTTGCGCCGGTGTCGTTCAAACAGGATCGGGGCCAAAAATGATTGAAACATTGTTGGGTGGGTTGCTCGGCGGCGTATTCCGTATCGTGCCCGAGGTGCTGAAATTTTTGGACCGCAATGGCGATCGTGGTCATGAGCTGGCCATGCAGCACAAGGCGCTGGAATTCGAGAAATTGCGCGGAGCCCAGCGTATGGATGAGATTCGCGCCAGCGCGGATGCGGCATGGGATACCAACGCCATCGCAGCCCTGCGCGATGCCGTGCGCACCCAGGGTGAAAAAACAGGCGTCAAATGGGCCGATGCGCTGTCTGCCAGTGTGCGACCGGTCATAACTTACTGGTTCATGGCGCTGTACTGTGCCGCCAAAATCGCCGCCTTCACGGCTGCAATCGGTGGTGGTGACAGCTGGAGTCATGCCATTGTGTTGTCATGGGCTGAGGCAGATCAGGCGTTGTGGGCCGGGGTGCTGAATTTCTGGTTCTTGGGCCGAGTTTTTGACAAGGCGCGATGATGGTGCCAACAGCCGCCATTGACCTGGCCAAGCGTTTTGAGGGTTTTTACCCCCGGCCCTACATCTGTCCGGCGGGGTTCTGGACGATTGGGTATGGCCATCTGTGCAAGCCAGATCATTCGGCCATTTCGCAAGATCAGGCCGAGGTCTATCTTGCCAGCGATCTGCAAACGGCTCTTGCTGCCACGCTGCGTTATTGCCCAATTCTGGCCGCTGAACCGGAGCGGCGGCTTGCGGCCATTGTGGATTTCACATTCAATTTGGGCGCTGGTCGGTTGCAAACGTCAACACTGCGCCGGCGGATCAACGTCAAAGATTGGGATGGTGCAGCCACGGAATTGATGAAGTGGGTGCATGGTGGTGGGAAGGTGCTTTCAGGACTTGTGAAGCGCCGTAAGGCCGAAGTGGCCTTGATCCAGTGCCAAGCGGCCTACAGCGCGGCAGGGGGATGACACATGGCGCGTCTAAAACGGGAAAAACAGCACGCGCATGCCAATGTATGCCGCGACTGCAAAGAAGGCTCCAGCCGCATCGCGTTTGTTGCGCCATGCCAGGAAAGACCCCAGGGATATGCAAACCAGAATTTCAGCGGTGTGACTCATGCGCCAACTATAGGTCTCGGGTTGAATAATGGCAAATGACAACAAAATCGAGATAGAGGTAGCGGCGCAGACCACTGGTGCCGACAAAATCACTGCGCTCGAAAAAGAGATTGGCGCCCTTGAATCGTCCTTGGAGCAAACCTCCAAAGGCGCACAGATTCTGGCTGGACTGCGCCAGGAATTGGATAACCTGGGCAAACAGCAAAGCGCGATTGCCAATTTCAAGGCACTGAAAACTGCCACGGATGAGACAAAAACCGCGTTTGATTTTGCCCAGGCCAGAGCACAGGCCCTGGGGCAGGTGCTGGCAAGCACCACCGATGCAACCGCAACGCAAACGCGTCAGTTCAACGCGGCGCGCGAGGAAGTCAACCGTGCAGAAGCTGCATGGCAAAAAAACGTCGTCGCGCTGCAAAATGCCCGGACAGCTTTATCCGAAGTCGGAATTGATAGCAATAAGCTGGCTGCATCCCAGGTAACGCTCAAAGGCGACGTCAATGACGCTGCCCGTCAACTGACCGAGTTGAAGACGGCATTGGCCACGGCTGGGCAAGGTATGGGCATGGCCCGACTCAGTGCTGAGCAAACCGGGCAGGCTTTGGAAGCCGCGTTCAAAACCCTGGGCGTGCGCAGCGTTCAGGCCGTCGAGACCGAGATCAACAGCCTGCGTGCGGCGATGCAAACTATCCGCCAAAACGGCTCGATGTTCTCGTCTGACACCTTGGCTGCCACCGATGCGTTCAAATCCAAGATCGCTGCGCTGGAGGCCGAACTCAAAGGCGTGCATCCGGCAGCAAATACCGCATCCACCGGTGTTAAAAATGTGGGCGTATCCGCCGCCGATGCGCAGGCCAGCATTTCCGGGGCAACGTCAAAAGTTATCGGCATGGCTGCGGCCTTTGCAGGTCTTAACGGCCTGGGTGATGTTGCCAAGAACGTCATCAACACCGGCGCCAGTTTTGAGACACTGCGCGTGCGCCTGGAGCAGCTGCTGGGAAGCCAGCAAAAGGCGGTTGATGCGTTCGAGATGATCAAAAAACTGGCGGTATCGACGCCGTTTGAAGTCTCGAATCTGACAGAAACCTTTATCAAGCTCAGCAGCTTTGGTCTGAAACCGACCGAGGCGCAAATGCGCGCGCTTGCCGATACTGCTGCCGCAGCTGGTGGCGGTCAGCAAATGCTGGAGCGCGTCAGTCTGGCACTTGGGCAGGCCTGGGCCAAGCAAAAGCTGCAGGGTGATGAGTTGTTGCAGCTTACCGAAGCTGGGATTCCAGTCTGGGATTTGCTGACAAAGGCAACTGGACGTAGCGTTGATGAGCTGCGGCACATGAGCGAGGCCGGTTCGCTTGGGCGGGATGTGATTCTCAAGCTCTTGGATGCCATGGGCGAGAAGAACGTCGGGGCTAGCGCCCGGCTGATGGCCACATTCTCTGGCACGGTGAGCAACGCCAAAGATGCGATGGCCGAATTTTTCGACCTCATTGCCCGCAGCGGTGTGCTGGAATACCTGACCCGGCAAATTCAGACGCTACTGACGAATTTCGACAAGCTCAAGGCGGATGGCACGCTCGATAAATGGGCCAAGGAGATATCAGCAGCTGTCACGGGCACCATTGATGTTCTGAAAAACGCCATTGACATACTGGGTCAATTCAGTGGCGTCATTCTGCACGTCATCGAGGCGATGGCGGTCAAGCGGATTATCGAGTTTGGTGTCAGTTTGACAGGCCTTGGCGCCGCCGGCAGCACAGCCGCCGCCGGTTTGGTTGCAGCCGAGGTCGCAGCTACTGGTGCTGGGGCTGCCGCAGCAACTGCCAGCGTTGGCATGCGCGCTTTGTCTACGTCCATGAGTTTTCTCAAGGCGGCGCTGCCTATGGGCGCGCTGCTCATGGGCCTGGATTATTTGGCAAGCAAGTTTTTTGCGGCCAAAAAGGCAGCCGACGATGCCGATGAGGCTGTGAAAAAAGCCCTCAGCGAGACTGGTACGGGCGCTACAAAAAAAGCAGTGGACGAAGCCGCGAAGGTTGCCGCAGAGAGCGCTAAAGAATTCTCCAAGCTCAAAGGGGAGGTCGATGGTCTTGGCGGACCGGCAGTCAAAGCCAAGCTGGACGAATTCATCGCCAAAATGCGCGAAATTCGTGGTCCGACCAAGGATGTAGAGCAGGGGTTGGTAGAGATCGGCGTAGCCGCTGCCAAGTCGCTTGGGCTTGATACGGCTGCTGCCACCAAAAAGGTTGAAAGCGGTTTCAAGGATGCAGTAATCGCTTTGGATGTGCTGATCAATACATTTCCGAATCTCAAGGCTGCCGGTATTGATGCCGGGTCTGTGGTGGGGGAGTCCATAAAAAAGATGATCGATTCAGCCAAGTCGCAGGCTGAACTTGACATCATCAAAGCCAAGCTCAAGGAGCTGGGGCAGCGCGGCTATCAAACTGGCGAAGAAGTATCCGCTGGCATGAAGCTGATCACCGACAAGAGCGAAGACCTCAAGCAGCAACTTGCTAAATGGGGCCTGGGCTTTGCCGACGTGGCAAGAGCCGCCAACAAAGCCGGTGTGGACATCAACGAGCTGACCAAGGGTCTGGATAACAAGTTCAAGGACAGCGTAAAAGCCGTCAACGACCTAGCCGATGCGCTCTACAAAACCGGCAACTATTCTGCCCAGGCAAAAGAGCAACTGACCAAAGCGCTCGACCAGCGCCTAGCCGCCGCCGACACGGTCAAGGAAGTCGAACTGGTGATCCAGGCGTATCAGCGTCTTGGCAACCGGGGACAGATCACCGGCGATGAGTTGACCAAGGGTCTGGACAAAGCGCAGGACAAACTTGATGCCATGCGCGAGGGCATCAACAGTCTGCGCGAGGCCTATCACCAGCTTGGGCTCAAAACCCCCGAAGAGCTGCAAAAGATCGCCGATGCCAATGCCCAAGCCTGGGACAAGGTGAAGAACGACGCCCGTGTCAGCACGACAGATTTGCAAAAGGCGTTTCAGCAGTACGCCGATTCAGCTACTGCCGCTGCGGGCAATGTCGAGGGTGCCCAGTACCAGATGACCAAATCGGTGCTGGAGTCTGAAGCCGCTACCAAGGGTTTATCCGTCACCTTTGATGAGGCGGGTAAGGCCATCGTCAAGGCGATGGATAGCGGCTCCCAATCCATCAAGAGTGCTACCGGCTACATGGATGCGTTCAAGGAGAAGACATTGGCGGCCACCGCCGCACTGGAAGCCCAGAACGCGGAAAACGAGCGCATCCTGTCCGCTGAAGAAAAGAAGGTAGAACTCAAAGAACGCCAGTTGGCGCTGGAGCGCAAGATAAAGGGTGTGGATGAAGATGGTTTTGCCGTGGGCGCTGATGGGAAGCGCATCGTGGCATCAAACCAGACCGCATCAGAAAGCCAGATTTATGAGTTTGCAAAAAGCAAGGGGCTGACGGACGCACAAGCGCTAAACGTTGCCCAGCGTTTTTTCAATCAGAATAATTTCAGCGGGGGCGGATATGGCGGCCACTTGATCGGGGGGAGCGCTTTCAACGATAAGCAGATCGCGGATCAAAAAGACATGATGGCCATGATCAATGACGCCATCTTGCGCAACGCACAGTCAAACGCAAACCCCAACAGCGCTTCGGCGCAAACCAGCACACCAGCTGTGCAGCAGCAGGCAAACACCAGCCACACCGTCAACATCACTTTGCCGAGCGGTCAAGCTGGCTCGTTCGGCATGGCCACGGAGGGCGATGCTGGGAACCTGTCGCGATTCCTGCAACAACTCGGCACCGCAAAACTTGCGGCAACCGCCTAAGACCATGTCCATTACCTTGACCCGCACCTTGGGCAACACCACCACCACGGTCACTTTCGAGGACGGTGGCATGGCCATGGACTGGGTGGATGAATACAGTTGGTCCCCGGTCGCGCAGACCAAGACCTACACCACCACCGGCGCGCTGCTGATCGAAGAAGGCACGCGCCAGGCCGGGCGGCCTATCACGCTCGAAGGGCGCATCGACACAGCGTGGTGTCCGCGCTCCATGGTCGATCAGCTGCGCGCCTGGGCCGCCACGCCCGGCATTGTGCTGTCGCTGACCATCCGGGGCGTAACACGCAGTGTGACCTTCGACCACGAAGGCGGAAACGCCCTTAAGGGCTTTCCCGTGCTGTTCTATGCCGATGGCTCGATTGCCGATGCCGACAACTATGTGCCATCCATCAAACTTCTGGAGCTTTGACCAATGCCCATTCTCTCTGGCGACGTAAAACTGCTGGCATCCCAGGTCATGCTGGATGTGACCGAAGGCGGTGGTGCACCCACGTCCACCGTGATTGTGGACGGTGACAGCAACGCCATTTTTCCAGACATTTCCGAACTCGACCGTGCTGGCGGGCGTGTCAGCATCATCAAGGTCTTTGCGGCAGTGCAGACGGACTCGGTGGATTCGTACTTTGGCGGGAATGTGATCGTGGCCGAGCCGCCGCACGACCCGCGCGTATCGGTCACGCTGTTTCCGACCAGCAGTTTTTTCGACACCCGCGCCAGTGCCACAGCGCGGGTTGAGTCGTACCTTAACAAAGGGCCTGAGTGGGCCGGATACCTGTTCGAGAACCACATTGCCGGTCAACGGGTGATACAGATATTCCAGCGCCCCGAAGCCGAGGTGGTCAGCGTCGGACACACCCTGGTACTGGTGCAAAACGAAAATCTGTCCAACGAGGTGATTCAGTACGTGCGGGCCACGGCAGTATCCGTGGTCATTCGCAAGTTCTACGATGAGGCGAAGGACACGGATTACAACGCAGCCGTGGTGTCCGTCAGCTTGTCCGACGCACTGCGTACCGACTTCACCGGCTCGCCTGCAAAGAAGTCGTTTACCAAGGCCACCGGTTCGACCATCATCCGTGATACGGTAGTGGCCGATGCAGGGACTTACGTGGGCGCTGTCCCCTTGGCGCGTGCTGCCAGCCTGAACGACTTTTCCGTTGAGGCGGACTCGATCTACACGCAACTGGTGCCCAGCGCGCAGACGGAAACCCCGCTGGTGGATGTGCGCATGGGCGGTCTGGCCGGGTCGTTGATCGCTACCGGCGGCGCTGTGACCATGAGCCTGACATCGACGTTTACGACCAGCCAAAACCTGTTCATCGGCGCGGGCGTCTACCCAGGAAGTTTGTCTGTGGTGCGCTCCGGCGTGACCGTGACCGATGCAGGCGGGCTGTTGATGAGCAGCGGCTCCCAAGTCGGAACCGTGGACTATGAAAACGGCATTCTGACCTTGACCAGCAACGTGTTTGGCGCATCGGGCGGAACCCACACCATCACCTACACCCCGGCAGATGTGCCGCCCATGGTGTCGGAGTCCTACGGTTTCAAGGTCACGGCAGAAAACCGCTCCCTATCCTACGTGTTCACCCTGGCTAGCATTCCGTCGCCGGTCACGTTGAGCGTGTCCTACCTGTCGGGCGGGCGCTGGTACGTGTTGCGCGACAACGGCGCAGGTGTGCTCAAAGGCAGCGACAGCGCCTATGGCGTGGGCACCTTGAGCTATAGCACGGGTTCTGTGGTCGTAACCCTGGGTGCTTTGCCGGATGTGGGTAGCGCGTTGCTGGTGCAATGGTACAGCGCCACGCAGATCGTAACCTCCAGCAACACGGAGCTGTTCGGCGGCAAGGTCTACGTGCCCATCAACACCAGCGGGCAAATGAGCAACGCGGCTGGCAGCAAGCCCATCACCATCGGCAGTCTCACGATGTCCTGGTTGCAGGGCGGTGTGACCAAAACCGCGCACGACGACGGACTGGGCAATGTAGCAGGCGATGCCACGGGCATTGTGGACTACACCGCAGGCGTGGTCTATTGGAGCCCCAACGCGCTGCCAGCGTCCGGGACGACCGTGCTGATGAACGCCAACGGCGCAGCACGCCAATCCGGGGCCGGAGATTGCAGCGTGCTCGGCGGGCTGCTGGGCGGAACCAGCATCACACCGGGCAGCGTCAGCTTTTCGGCTACCGGGACGTTTGTTTACGACATTACATCAACTGTTTACGGTCTGACCTATTACGGCTCCGGCACAGAATTGCCGTTTGCCTTGTCGATCACCGACGATGGCAATGGCCATCTGCATTACCTGGATGGCGTCAACGGTTACATCCAGTGCGGCACGGTCAACTACAGTACCGGGCAAGTCAATCTGTACAGCACGCCAACGACCATTACCACTGCCGACAAGCGCGGCCCGCTGGTGTCGTCGTATTTGGTAGGTTCCGGCGAAGGTTTGAGGTCAACACCTTGGGACAACTGCGACAGCAATGCGACCAAGAAGGTGCGCAAGCTGTACTTTGCCCCGCAGTATGCAGGATCAGTAACCTACTGCACCGAAGTCGCGGGCGCAGGCTCGGTTAGCGTGGTGGTCAACGCAGTCATTGCATCGACAACGTTGGCACCAACCTACACCTTGCGCGGGGTATCGTTTGGTCTGGGGTCTGACCGCTACGTGGGACAGACCGATGGAACGCTGGTCAAAAATCCCAGTGCAACCACCGGCATTGGCACACCGGCAGGCACGGTAACGCCTGCAACGGGCGTTGTCACCATCACCTCCTGGACCAGCGGCAGCGCTCCCACAGTGCTGGACTGGCGGGCGTTGCAGGCCCCGCCCAGCGAAGGAATCACTGCGCCGTTTGCCTGCTCCAGCATTGTGCTGCGCACCGCATCATCGCCGTTGCGTCCTTCCAGCGTCAGCGTGCTGGGCACCATGACGGATGGCACCGCGTTCAATGTATCCAGCGATGCCGATGGCCATATCAATGGAACCCGCGTCAAGGGCGTGGTGGACTATGAGTATGGCACCATCCGCTTGTGGTTTACCAAGCCAGGGGGTGTTTACGGCAACCACGATCTGACAGCATTGGGTATTCCAGGTGTGACCACGGTGCCGATGGATTTGTGCAAAAGCACGACCTTGCGCTACAACGCCGTGGCGTACAGCTATCTCCCCCTGGACGCCAATATTCTGGGCATAGACCCGGTACGTCTGCCCAGTGATGGCCGGGTGCCGATCTTTCGACCCGGCGGGTTCGTGGTCGTTGGCCACACCGGCTCAGTGACAGCGACCGTAGCCAATGGGCAAACGGTCAGTGCGGGCCGGGTGCGGCTCTCAAGGGTGCGCGTGATTGGCCACGACAACGCGGTCATCAACACCGGCTACACGACCGATCTGGATGCAGGAACGGTCACGTTTAACGATGTGACTGGGTACAGCCAGCCTGTGACCATCCAGCATCGCATCGAGGACATGATGATGGCGTCCGATGTGCAACTGAACGGGCAACTCACCTTTACCCGGCCACTGACACACGATTACCCGCTGGGGTCTTATGTCAGCAGCGCCTTGGTTGCAGGTGACCAGCGCGCGCGGGTGTCGGTGCTGTTCGATCAGGCAACCTGGAACGGGTCGACATGGACTGATTCGGTCAGCGGGTCTGCGGCCACGGCCACGTTCAACGCGGCGCAGTTCCCCATCACAGTAACAAACCGTGGGGCGCTGACTGAGCGCTGGGTGGTGCAATTCACCAACACCACAGCCTTCAACGTCATCGGCGAGCATGTGGGCGTGATTGCCACTGGCTCGATCAACGCCGATTGCCATCCGGTAAACCCCTCGACAGGTGTTCCGTATTTCAGCATCCCTGCCAACGGTTGGGGTTCTGGCTGGGCCGCAGGCAACGTGCTGCGCTTCAACACCATCGGCTCCATCTTTCCGGTGTGGTGCGTGCGCACGGTGCAGCAAGGCCCGGAAACCGTTACCAATGATTCATTCACATTGCTCGTTCGCGGAGACATCAACACACCATGACTGCTGCATCTACATCGTCCAAATATTTCCACAGCGCCATGACCGGCGCGCCCACTCTGAGCGGTACCGCTGGTAGTTTGATTGCCATTTTGGATGCCTGCCTGGTGGACGGCTTCAACCTCAAAACCTTGGATTCCTTGGTGGTGTCCAACGGCATCGCCACGGCCAGTATCAGCTTAGGGGTCGGCGCTTTTGAGGCTGATACCGTTGCCCTGATTGCAGGTGCCACACCGTCAGGTTTGAACGGAGAAAAGCGCATCATCAGCGTGACTGCAAACACGTTCACGTTTGACGCCACGGGCATTTCCAACCAGACGGCCACCGGCACCATCACGGCAAAGTTGGCACCGGCAGGTTTTGCCAAGGCGTTTAGCGGCACCAATCTGGCTGCGTACCGCGCAAGCGACGTGACCGGCACGCGCTTGTTTTTGCGGGTCGATGATACCGGCACCACCAACGCGCGCGTGGTTGGTTATGAGTCCATGACCGATGTGAACACGGGCAGCATGCCGTTTCCAACCGCCGTACAGCAGTCGGGCGGGTACTACTGGCCCAAGGCCAATGCGGCCAATGGCACGGCACGCGCATGGACGGTGGTAGCGGACAGCAAGACGTTTTGGGTGCATTTGCACACGGCCACCGAAAATCTGGGTTATGACGGGTGTACTGTTGGATTTGGCGACTTCAATTCATTTAAATCGGGCGATGCCTATGCGTGCATGCTGCTGGGGGCAACAACCGATTTGTCTGCATCCACCGCTGCTACAGCGCAATGTGTCGCCCACGTTTACCAAGATTCTGTGACCAACGCAGGTGCTGCTGTTGCGAGGTCTTTCACCGGACTTGGCAGCGCCATTTTGCCGGGGCGCAGGGCTGAGAGCTACGTCTATACCGATGGGTACTCAGGCAACGCGGCGTTTGCAGTCTACCCCAATGGCGCGGACAATAGCCTGATTTTGTCGCGCCTGCTGGCGGTTGAAACCGGCCCTCATATCAGGGGCGTGCTGCGCGGCCCGATGTTTGCAGCGCAGTTATGCTACACATCATTCAATTGGCGCGACAAGGTGACGTACAACGGGCGCAAGTACCTTGCAATCAAAGGTAATTCACCTGCGCAGTCTACGTTATCCGGCGGTGCATTGACGTTTTTTGACATTACAGGGCCGTGGTAAATGGCTGCTGCACGCTATTGGCGCCTGTCGCGCCTTGAGTCGTACTTAGGCGAGGGCTTGTCCCTGAGCGATGTTGCACTGTATGAGTCCAACGTGCGCAAGGATGGCAGTGCAACGCTATCAAGTACCGTGGCACCTGTCAGCGGCGCCATGTGGTCGGGCACGGTCACATGGGCCGATCCACTGCCGCCGGGCATGTCGCTGGTGTGGGACTTTGGATCGGCGCAGACCATCGACAAGGTTGGCATCACCGGAGCGGCGCAGGAAACGTTCCTGCATAAATTTGCAATTGAGTATTCGACGGATGGTCTTGTGTGGACACTGGCACGCGCCACTGCGCCGTCGTCAAAGTTTCAAGGTGCAGGCGTTGCGTACAACTTTAACGTATCCCCAGATGATCCGTATGAGACCAGCGTCGTTTTGCTGTTGGGCGGCGATGGCCCGAACGGATCGACCGCCATCATTGACAGCAGCCCCAGTGCAAAGACCGTGATTGCCTCTGGTAACGCAGCCATCAGCACTGCACAGAGCAAATACGGCGGGGCGAGCATCGCGTTTGATGGCAGTGGGGGCTACTTGGGTGCATCAAGCGCAGACTTTGACTGCGGGACAGGGCCGTGGACTATTGAAGGTTTTATTCGATATGCGGGCACGGCCAACGCATACCCGGCGGTGGTCACAAACAGAAACGGCACGTGGTCGAGTGGGGCTGCCACTATCAACATAGACCACGCTTGGGATGTAGGCAAGCTAGGCGTCTCATGCTATTCACATGCTACCGGGGCTAATACGCTGACGGGCGCGACCACATTGACTTTGGATACATGGTATCACTTCGCAGTAGTGCGAGACGGCACGTCGCTAAAGTTGTATTTAAATGGCTCACAGGATGGCTCGGCGACAGTGTCGGCATCGCTCGCATTTAACTGGAACGCAGGTAGTGGGTTCGCCGTCGGTGGAGGAAATTGGGATGGCGCATCTGGATACTTTGCTGGCTACATCGACGAACTGCGTGTCACCAAAGGTGTCGCAAGGTACACATCCAATTTCACGCCCCCGGCTGCTGCATTTCAACCGGATTTAACACAATTCGACGTTACCCCCTTGCGCCCCCGCTTGCCAGCGGTTGCAGCGTTTGTCGGCTCCAGCGCCATCGGTGACACGCAGATTGTCATGCCTGCGGTTGCAACCGTCATTGACATAGAGGATGGCGGAATGTACCGCGTCACGGGTACGGTCAAGGAAAAAGCATCACCCACAAACACGCCACTGAAACGCAAGGTGCGTCTGCACCGTGAACCCGACGGGCGCATGGTGCGCGAGACGTGGAGCGATGCCAGCACTGGCGCATATACGTTCGATCACATTCGGGGCGATGTGAACTATTTTGTCACCACGTTCGATTACCTGCACAACTTCCGCGCCGTGATTGCGGACAACCTGACCCCGGAGGCCATGCCATGACCGTCGCCATCACCGTAGCGCACAACGAGGCCCGTTTGGCCGGTACATTGGCGTTTTTGGACACAGGCAGCAATGCCTGTGTGCGCATTTATGGCGGCACCCGTGCGGCCACAGTCAACGATGCACCGGGCAGCGCCATGCTGGTCGAGGTCACATTGACCAAGCCCGCAGGCACCATTGCCGACAACAAGCTGACCATGACGCAAGCGCAAGATGGCACAGCCATCAACAACGGCACCGCGACCTGGGCGCGCATCGTCAATGGCAATGGTGCCACGGTAATGGATGTGGATTGCACCGATGCCAACGGGTCAGGCGAGGTCAAATTACCATCGGTGCAGATTTTCGCTGGGGGCGATACAAAAATTACTTCGGCGCAAGTGGGCTAGTTGCATGCCAACGCCCGATCCGAATCTGGTTTTTGAACGTGCTGCCCCCAGCAGCACCGATCTGGTATTTGGCGACGTTTCAGATGTTCCAAGTTCCAGCTTTGCGCTGGATGCCACGCTGCCCTTGCCCACGCTGGCCGTGCAAGCCATTGCTGGTGCGCTGGTGGTGTTGGATGCGACCTTGCCGCTGCCTACGGTCAGCGTGCGGTTTATCCCGGACAGGTCGTTCGCGCTGGATGCCACGCTGCCCTTACCCACGCTGGATATTGTCTGCATTCCATCGGCCCTGTTTGCGCTGGATGCGACTTTGCCGCTGCCGACTGTGGCAATGGATGCGGTGTACAACGCCAATGTGGCACGCCCCACAGTCGGTCAGTCTGCCGCCGCATGGCAAAAAGCAGGGGCGTTTGAGCAGGGGTCACAGATCGGCCAGGAGGTTGCAGGTGCACTGCCCGTGGGTTGGCAGGATGCCAGTGCACCAGGCACACCCTGTCCCGGCGGATTTGAGCAGCGCTTGCCGGGTGTGTTGGTGCCGGATGCAACGCACTACGGCGCACCGATTCAAGAGGGAACCTACCTATCCGCCAGTGCAAGCGCGCAGACGCAGGATGGCGAGCGCAGCATTCGGGACTTCAACGTGGGCAGGTTTCAGGGTGGAACGCCTGCGCGTCATGCCGCACGGCAAGGCCACCAAGACGGCGACCGCAGCAAGCGTGGATGGCGCACGGTGCGGCACCAAGAGGCCAGCCGCAATCCGGGGCGCAGGTACACGGGGCATCCCAAAAGCGGCACACCCTACCAGTTTGGCCGCACCACGCACTGGCAGGATGGTATGGCGCCGTCTGCGGGTATCAGTTACTGGGTGGTGCCGCTGGTGCCAACGGTCCCGCCGGGCGACGCTGCATTGCTGTTTTGGGACGACGACTGGAGCACAGGCGCTGCGCTGTTGTTTGGGAAAACTGCGGCAATCGTGCCGGTTCTCACTCTCTGTATTCTGCCTGCAAGGTTTTATATGGCTGTTCATACCCTCGTTGCCCACCGTTTGCCAGACTTGGTAGAGGTGCCGTTGTTTGATGCCAGTGTGGCCAGTGATGTGGGGTCATTTTGTTGGACGCTGCAGGCCAGCGGCCCCAGCAGTTTGTTTACGCTGTTGCAGCCCGAGGGCAATGTTCCGGTGCGGCTGCGGGTCACGCTCGATGGCATTGCCTTTGTTTTTGCCATCGATTCCTTGGGCCGGCCCAGCGTTTTTGGCAAGACGGGCGCATCTATCAGCGGGCGCAGTGCCACTGCCTTGATTGGCGCGCCGTATTGGCGGGCGGGTGTGTTCAGCAATTCCGAGGAGCGCACGGCGCAGCAGCTGGCCGTCGAGGCCTTGACCAATACGGGGATAACGCTGGATTGGGGCAGTGGCGCGGGCGTTGCTGCCAATGGTGGTCTGGTTGATTGGCTTGTGCCCGCTGGGGCCTGGAGTTTTCAGGGGACGCCGCTGGCTGCGGTGCAGCAGATTGCCCAGGCCGCTGGCGGTTATTTGCAAAGCCATCGCAGCGCGGCAACGCTGCTCACGCGCCATCCCTGTGGCACGCGTGCGCTCGATGCGCCGGGTGCGCCCTGGGGCTGGTCTACGGGTGCTGCGGATGTGGAGCTGGCAACCGATGCGTTGATTACCGAGGCCATCACGCGCGCCGATGGTGCCGACATCAATGCGGTCTATGTTTCTGGCACGACGCAGGGAGTTTTAGGTCTGGTCAAACGCGCGGGCAGCGCTGCCGATAAGCTGGCTGCCATGGTGTCTGATCCGCTGATTACCGAGGCTGTGGCGGCACGCCAGCGGGGCTTGGCGATTCTGGGCGCAGCTGGGCATAAGCACAGTGTGCGGCTGGATTTGCCGGTGCTGACCGGGCAGGGGCAGCCTGGAATTCTTGACGTAGGTCAACTGGTGCAGGTCAATACCGCAACGCCGTGGCGTGGCCGGGTGCGTGCGGTCAATGTCGCATCCAATTGGCCCAGTCTGCGTCAATCGGTCACGATCGAGCGTCATTTGGAGGTCGCATGAGTCTGCCCAGCACCAATTTGTACCGCGCTTTGCGCGAACTTTTACCCGAAGCGCCGTTGCAAGTGGCCACGGTGCTGGCTGTGCATCCCACGCTGGGTGCCAGTACCGTTACTTGGCCGGGCGGCAATCAGCAGCGTGTACGTGGGGCAAGTGTTCCCGAGGGAGCTAGGGTCTTTGTGCGTAATGGCGTTATCGAGGGGCCTGCACCTGCGTTGATGCTGGAGGTTATTGAGGTGTAAAACTGTTCCGCAAAACACAAATTGCAAAAATTTTCCCTTGGGAATTTTTGAAGTGCCGCAATTGCTATTGCGGAATAAATGAAGCGCTAAGTTTTTGATTTATAAACGTTTATTTTTGGACTTAAAATCAGGAGCAGCCGCGATCAGGCGGGCGTTGGCGTAATGTGCGCTGTCTACGCACTCACGGTTGCATACATTTGCGATACAAAGGAACGATCCGCCCTCTGTCTTGTTGTGTATGTTCAGTCCACTTGCTTTCCATGGCCCTGGTGTGTGTTGCGTGTTCATGCTGCAACTACCTCCCTGCATTCTTTAATCATCCTATCAATCGCCGCCCTCAGCACTGGCCATTCCTCCGTGGCTATGGCGATCTTGCCCATGTCGGTGCGCGCCAATTGCTCTACCAAGACAAACTCACCTTCTGCCTCGTCGATGATGCTGACCGTTGTTGCCATTTCGGAGAATATTGGCTCACTTTTTGGGTGCACTGTGAGCTGGGTGATTCGGTTTACGTATTGATTGGCTTCTAGTTTCATTGGTCAACCCTGCAAACGGTGGCGGGTAACAGTGCCCCCTGTCGGGAACGGGCTAGGAGCCGTGCTTATCCTTTGCGTGCTGTCAACAGTTAGCTCCAGAAAATTACTTCGGTCACTGCCGGTAATCTTTATGTATTCGTTTTCCACTCTGGCTGTGTCTACCAGCACGCTGGACACCTGGGCAACTGCTTTGGCGCGTTCAATGTCCATCGGGGTTTCTCTGTCGCGCAAATCTGAAAGTGTGTCCAGCAGTGCTTGGCGCACCTGGTCAATATGCGGGTTGTTCATTTGGACTCCTTTTTAATACGTGGTTTTGTGGTTCTGCAATCGATGTGACGAATGCTGTTACCGCTTTTGTTCAAATAATCCGGGTCGCCGTGGCCCGCCATCAGGTTTATATGGCCGCTCATATCCCGGCTAATGTCAACCGGCTCACGATACCCATAGCGCACGGTCTTAAACACTGTTTCTATCTCCTGTTGCGCCTTGTGCAATACACCTTCCAGGCGAATCCGTTCTGTTTCTTCCTCAGTGAGTTCGGCTTGTGTGTCTATCAGGGCTTCGTTTTGCATTTCAATGTGCAAAGCAGCCCCTTGCAGCAATATGCCAAGGTCAGTTCCTTTATGCTGCTGTCCTGCTGCGCGAAGGCGTGCAACAATCTCGATCATGCTGCTGTACTCTCTTTCTTAATACGATTGACTTGACGGGCGATTGCCCCTTTGAGTTGGTACAGTTTCCCAAGTTCTGGGTCTCTATATGCGGTGTTACGGCGCATGTTTTCGCTCCGGTGGATGCACTCCAGCCGGTCCAGGGTGACTTCTTCTTCCACCACAGTTTTCATGCCTGGGCGGTACACCACAATGTGGCCATCAGGGATGGGTCCATGTGCTGCTTTCCACACCAGACGGTGCACGGCCTCCCAGCGCATTGCGGGCGCAATGGCGGGGTTGTCGGTAAATTTGCGTTCAAGGTAGCCGTCCTTGCTGATGCGCAGCGTGCCTATGGGGACATAGTTGTGCTGCGCCGCGCCGGACATGCAGCCTTTTTTGAAGCGTGTTTCGGCACTGCGGCCTCCGGCCTCAAAATGGATGCCTTTGTTCCAAGGTATCTGGCCTGGTTTGAATTGGGTTGGGTTCATGTTTTAGGCAATAAAAAAACCCGCTACTCAGGCGGGCTGGTTAATTGAGCAGCGATGGCTGCATGGTGTTTTCGAGTATTTCCCGCTCAGATTCGAGCGTTGGTTTTTCGCGTCTTCGTTCGTGCATCAGGCTGATAAGAAACATGGATTGGCGCTCGTTTAGTCGAGCAAATTCAACGTCTCCGCCGCCATGTTGACCGGGCAATCTTGCTCGCGTTTGAAACGCGACCAAGCCGAACGTCTCCATCTTCCCCTGGTACTTCCTCAGAAGCGCCATCACGTTTTTATGCTTCAGCTTGTAGCCACAGGCAATAACCTCGGTCGATGCGCGTGGTTCGCCATCGTCAGCAATTTCAACGATTGGCATTTCTTGAATGAATGTCATAGCTCACTTTCGGTTGGTCAAAAAAAAGCGGCCACTGTGGGCCGCTGCTGGAAATGAAAAAGCCAGCACTGGGGCTGGCTTGTGGGTGATTGAAACCGGGGGTTTCAGGCTTTGAAAAAATCCGGCTGTTCGTCTTTGCAGTACCACGTGACGAACGCTGGTTTCCTGCTTATCAGGGCCGGTAAATCGGTCTTGATCAGGTAGTTTGGCAATTTGGCGCGGTCGGCTGTGATTGCTGCAAACTTTGTTTCGGCTTCCTTGTTCAATGCGGCGATTACCAGTTGTGCGTCGGCGGCATCGCGGAATATCCGGTTTGCCAGTTGGCGCTCGATGTGGCTGATAAGGTCTTGCGCCTGAATGCACACGGCCAGCACGCTGGTCAACTCTTCACCCAGCCGGGGCAGGTGGTCAACTGTCCACGGTTGCGGACTGGGCCAGTTGAGCACCCGGCGCAGGTAGAACCAAATAGCCTGATTCAGACTTTCCTTGTTGAAAAATCCTTGGGTGCACATCCAAATCATCCGCTTGATGTGTTGCAGGTCGTTTCCGTTAAGCCGCTCCGCCGTGCTGGGCGGAACCGGCTGGGGGGCAGCGGTCGGCGCTTGCGTCTGGTAGGCCAGCTTCTCGCACGCGATGAAGTAGCGTCGGGCTTCGCGGCCCTTTGCGTTGTTTTCCACCATCGACAACTCTTTCGCCATGTCGAGGGTTAGGTGGTAGTCGGTGCGCACGCTCACACTGCGCTGTCCGTCCGTTCTCTGCGTTTCAGTTTTTTCTGAAACGCACTCAAAGTCTTGCCCTTGCTCAAAACCATACTTGTCGATGCGTGCTTTGATCCAGTCGGAAAACTGGTAGGCGCTTCCAAGGTAGCCATGCAGCGTGCGGGCATCGCAGCATGTGGTGGGCGTGCCGCCGATGGTTGCTTGAAAAGTGGGGACGAGTGCGGACAGTTGGGCAATTGCGCCCGTGGTTTCGACAGAGTTTGTCATGATGATTGCCTCATTACGGTTTTGCAAACCGCCACCACGATTCCAAACGTGGTGGCAGACCGAACAGGGTTGGAATACCGATGAGGCACCGGCGAACCTTGCGGCTCCCCCGCCCGGCCCGCCGTAATTGGGACGCACCAGACGTAAAAAAACCGCCATAACTCTTGCAAGCCATGCGGTTCATCACCGCCTCATTCGGGATTCCAAGCCCGGCCACGCTCTTGCTGTGCGTGACGGGGGGATTGTAGCGCGGAGTGGGCTGGAGTGCAATAATGGGCGCATGGATACCAACACAGCATTCACCTACCTGCAAACGACTGTTGCCGTTTCTGGCGCGGTCATCGCTGCAATCGGAACGCTGTTCGTGATTCTTGCATGGGTTGAATACGGCAAGATTCGTGCCTTGCGTAATGAGGTGCGCTCCATGCTTGACGACATCAAAGAGCACCAACGCAAGGCACAAAAAGCCCAACAGCGCATCATCGCCAGCTATGGCGTGAAAGACTCAACGCGCAAGATCGCCTTGATTCAATCCGCCATCGATGCCGACCCGGACACTTTTAACGGCTACAACGCACTGGGCTATGCTCTACTGGAGTCCGGCGACAACTCCGGCGCAATCGCCGCATTCATGCAATCCACGGTGCGCCACCCGAAAGCAAAAGAAGGCTGGATTGACTTGGCAGCCGCCTACCACGCTGCTGGATATGATGCGCAAGCCAAGCGCGCAGTATGGAAAGCCATTGACGTTGATCCGTCAGCACATGAAGACATCGCCGAGGATGCGCGAGTAGCCGATCTTTTGAATTAAACCCGCCCCCAGCCCCCGCCAATCGTGCGTTTGCTGCTATCATTTTTGAGTCACAGATTCAAGATGCTGCGCAGCGGTCTGGGCTGGTAATTACGCTCGAAACACGGCTGCTGTCGGTACGGTTCGTACTCCAGCACTGACACATTGCGGGCTTCGGCCATGCTTGTTGCCATCATTGGCCTTGGCGGCAGACTGTTTGGCAATGCGATCTGTGAGCGAATCCCAGGCTCGGCATATCTCACGCTCCTGCTGCGGTACAGCATACGCATCTGCTTTTCTGCAATGCGATCCTCCTTGGCCTTTTCCTTCGCAGCCTTTTCCCGCTCCTGCGCTTTGAGTTTTTCTGCTTTTGCAGCAGCCCGCGCGGCATCTTCTCTGGCGTAAGTTTCCACCAGCTCAAGCAGATACTCGCCGGACTCCGTGATTGCGTACAGGTTTAGATCGCGGGTTGTGCCTGATGCGGTTTGTCGCGTCACTGTTTTGCTGACCTTGGCGTAGCCGCTGCGCAGAAGATCGCCTACGCGAACGTTATTTATGTTGCTGACATAGCCCAATGCCCCATGAATATCAGGCATGGCGCAGGTACCCAGTTTTTTGATAGTGTGCAGCACTTCCAGAGCTTTCACGTTTGGGATTCTTTTACGCTGTTCCATTTTTCTCTCCCATCGGCGTCAAAAAGGAATGTCGTCGTCCAGATCGTCCTGCACCGTGACGGGGGCGGGCGCTTTGCGGGTTGCCGCTGGCTTGGCTGCCGTGGGTTTCGAGGCGGGTGGTGCCGCATGACTGGCGGTACCGCCGTCATCGCGTTTTCCGCCTTGCAGCGCAACATCGGACACGCGCACCGAAAACGCTTTCTTTGTCGTTCCATCTTTTGCCTGATACTCGCGCTCGCTTAACTGTCCGAATACAGTAACCTGCTGTCCTTTGACAAGGTATGGCGCAAGAGCCTCAGCGCGTTTGATGTTCCAAAGGCCGCAGTCCCACCAAATTGATGGCTTTTCTTTTCCTTGGCTGTCGGCAACTGAAAACGACAGCACTGCTGTCCCGTCTTGCAGGTAACGCATTTCTGCGTCTTTGCCAAGATTGCCTGTGATTGAAATTTGGTTCATGATTTTTCTTTCTCTGAATCGTTGTCTTTTTTCCCGGCCCAGTAATCGGCTCCAGGTGGATGGTCGGCCTCATGGCCGCTGTCTATTGCCAGCTTGATGCCTTGCCTAAGACCATCTTTTCCGAAGGCTTGCAAAAGCGCGTCATAGGCTGCGCCAGTCTTTTGGGTGTGGTGATTGCCCATCCACAGCAGTCCCAGGGCGAGTAGGGCGGCTTGGCGTTCTTTTTCGTTCATTCGTTACTCCTTTCCCGGATGAATCTTGCTAATCTGTCGGTCATAGCAATATCCCATCCTTCGCAAACCTTCGCGCACGCCTCGCGCTCGGCTGCTACCGCACGGAAAACCGCGTTTCTCAGTTCGACACCAGATTTGTTGCGATCTTCTTTGAGCTGCTCGTTCTCCATAATCAGCCTACGGCACTCATCCATCTTGTGCGACCATGCAAAGGCGCTGGTATGAGGGTGGTTCGTCAGCAATGCTGCATCGACTTCATCAGGCAGCTTGTAAACGATTGTTAAGTAGCGCATTCCTTGCTCCTTGTGAACGACAGCAGCGCCTCCAGCAGCGCCTCCGCATGCGCAATGGCGGCTTTTTGGGTAAGGTGGATGAGGTTGCGTTCGAGCCGCATGTAGTCAATTGCGTCGTCGTCCCATGTCTGGGTATAAGTCATGCGGCTATCACCTATGGATACGACCCAATAGGTCTGCCCGATTTCCAACGGCTCCCGCACCGGCGCTAGCACTTCGTGGCCGTTGATGGTTATCGTGGCAGGCTTGATGCGGAACTCGGCATAAGGATCAGAGATGAAATGCAGAGGGTTTTCACAAACTTTCCAGTCTTTGTTTGACAATTTCCACTCGACCGTCTTGCCCTCGCTAATGGCCCTTAATATTTCTGCCTGCGGATGTTCTTTCATGGTGTTTATTCCGTGACTTCAGGAGTCCACAGTTCTGCGTGTTTGTCGATGAGCGCCAGAGCCGCGAGGTACTCTTGCGCGTGGTCGTTACTGCCGTGTGTTTGTGTGAGGGCCGCTAGGAACTCGTCGCGCGTGCCTAAGAAGCATCCTGCACGGATCACAACGCCTTTGTCAGTTACCCATATCTGCATGTAGTCGTTACGAGAGCCGATAGGGCCGATAGTGAAGAACGGACGCTCGCCAATCAGCTTACTTTCCCCTCGCAGGTTGGCCCCTCGCAGGTCGGCCCCTCGCAGGTCGGCCCCGCACAGGTTGGCCCCGTACAGGTCGGCCCCGCACAGGTCGGCCCCGCACAGGTTGGTCTCGCACAGGTCGGCCCCGCACAGGTTGGTCTCGCGCAGGTTGGTCTCGCGCAGGTCGGCCCCGTACAGGTTGGCCTCGCGCAGGTCGGCCCTGTACAGGTTGGTCTCGCGCAGGTCGGCCCCGCACAGGTTGGCCCCGTACAGGTTGGCCTCGCGCAGGTCGGCCCTGTACAGGTTGGCCCCGTACAGGTTGGCCCCTCGCAGGTTGGCCCCTTGCAGGTCGGCCCCGTACAGGTTGGCCCCTTGCAGGTCGGCCCCGTACAGGTTGGCCCCTTGCAGGTCGGCCCCTTGCAGGTTGGCCCCTTGCAGGTCGGCCCCTTGCAGGTTGGCCCCTCGCAGGTTGACTTCGGCTGCTACCGCTGCTTCCAGTACATCTCGCGTGGTCATTCCACTGGTTTTTCCACGCTCGAATAGCACCTTCTCGGAGTACCTGTGTTTGATTTGAATAGTGGTCATTTCTCATCTCCCGTATCAATGCAAAACCAAGAATTCCCACTCAAGCCCGTTAGGTAGTGGTTGCGCACGGGGTTCATACCTCACCTCCCGTGGCCTTGGCGATGGCGGCTCGGGCAGCATCCATAGCTTCGGGCCAACCCCGTACTGCCATCCCTGGACCGTCTTCAATCTCAACAAGGCGATGTAAGGCAGACAGCAGCTCCGGCGCAGCCGCGATCAGGCGGGCGTTGGCCACTGCATCATCGTGATAGATCGGGCCCCTTTTCGAGTACTCCAAACAGCAAATAAGTGGTTTTCTTTCGCCGACTTTTGCCGCAATCATTGGCCATGATTTTGGCGCATCGGGTGGTACAAGATGCCACGGCCCAGGTGTGTGTTCAGTGCGCATACTTCTGCACCTCCTCACCAACACGTACCGCCTCGATGAACTCCACCAAGATCGACAAGCACGGAAAAATCAAATCCCGGCAGATTGCCTCGTTCACCTCCGCGCCTGCCCCATCTTTCTCGATGTTCTCAGCGTAGATTTTGAGAAACGCTATTCGCTGGCATACCAGCATGTGCAGCCGCTCAAAATCAAGCGATTGCACCTTCTTTGTCCATTCAAATTTGTCATCTGGCATAACAATTCCCCTTAGAAAATTCCCCCAGGAAAACCCCGTAGGGTTTTCCCCATGCTGTACCCATCAGTTGCTGCGCATGTAGCTGCCGATCAGCACCGGCAGAACGAATCCATTTCCATCATCAAAGGAATGCTTTATGTGATTCACCAGCTCAAGCGCCATCGACTCTTTGTGCTCCTCCTCGTTGACGATGCGCAATGTGATCTTGGGCACCGACTCGCCCGTGAGAACACCCAGGCGCAGCACGAAAGTACGCGGGCAAAGCCCCTGATAGGGCACGCATGAGAAATGAATGAATGTCGGTATCGTTTCCGCACTGGTTGCCCGTGCACTCTCGAAAACAGACTTGCTGGCGCTTAATGCCTGTTCGTTGCTTTCCAGCTTGCGCATGGATTCGATGCTCAAGTTGCGAATTGCTGCAATGGCCCGCCCGTTTTTGACCCCGACCGGCGGGGCATCTTCCGCTGGATCCATAGAAAAACAATTCAGAGCATTGGCCCAGTCTTCCAGAAACTCAGCCACCCCTTTTTGGGTGCGTCCAACACCATCGGCAATGGCGATCAGGGCTTTGTAGGCTGCTGTTCTTTCCAGCCGCAATGCAACCCGGTTGTCAGCGTGACCGGGCAAATCCTTGGAATCACCAAGATTGAGCACAGCATTGGCACTCATATCGTTGGCGTCAACGAATACCGTGGCCCCGTCTTCTTTGTGCGCCAGCGTGTATTCCTTGAACGAATCCAAGTCGCTGGTCTGCATCAGGCCACGCGCACGGCGGCGACGCTGCATGTAACCCTCAAGATCGCGTAGGGTGATTTTTTCCGGCAGGGCAATGCAGCCTTCAGCATCTATGGCGCTTTCGATAGACATATTAGCCTGCTCGATGGCCGATCCTTCTTGCAGTGCCTGGATTGCTTCTTTGTCAAACATGATGGTATTTCCTTAACGTGTGGCGAGAATTTCGCCGGTTTTTTTGTCCATGAACGTGAGCTGGCTTTCAGGCGCCAGTGTCAAACGTCCGAATTTGCCCACGTGCAGTGCCGTGGTGCGCTTTTCTTCCTCTCCTGCCTTACCGTCCATAGTTGGCTTGGAAAATTTGAGCGTGTGCTCACAATGCACCTGAGAGGTTCCGGGAATGCGCTTGAAGCTGAATTTGACGTTCACTTCACCGGCCTTGTCGTTGTCCACCGTGGCTGCTGCCACTTGGGACAAGGCAATGCTCAATTTGCGGTCGAATACGCCTCCGTCCAGATCGGTGATGAATTCGCCGACATCGGTTGCTGCTGAATCTGACATACTTTTCTCCTTTTCGAGTGAAAAACCACCCGGAAAGCGCACTCCTAAAAATGCGCAATCCGTGTGCCTCGTCTTGCTAAGCCGAGCCAGTCCGCGCCCTGCCACGCCGAGCCAGTCCATGCCGCGCCAGTCCATGCCGCGCCCTGTTGGTGTTTCCACCGGGAGGCGGACTCTTGCGAATCCGCAACCCGCTGAAAACTCAGCCCTCGCCACGCCCGGCCCCGCCAGGCCCAGCCGCGCCCCTCCCGTCCTTGCCCAGCCCCGCCAGGCCCTGCCTTTCCGCGTAGTGCTTCACGCACCGGCAAAGGCTCTCGCCCTTGCCGCTACGAAGTAGCCCTTGCTTTGCCTTTTCTCGCCAAGCCGTGCCGTGCCTTGCCCTGCCGAGCCGCGCCAGGATGTAAAAACTACGCCGCTAACTTCCTTGGCCCGGACGTGCGATAGCCCGGCTTTTTCATACGCTCTTGGCGCAGTGCATCCACATCAATCCCCAGCTCAGACGCATAGCGCGACTGCACGAAATGCAGAATCCGCAAGATTGGTTCTTCCGCCAGCCGCTCAAGCAACTCCAGCAGGTTGCGGCGGCTCTCACTCGGAGCAGCGGACTTGGGAACTTCTTGCAGCACTGGTGCCGTCACCACATCCGTGACGCTTGCAGCCTTGATGGCTTCAGCGGCTTTAATTGCCGCCTCTGCTTCCTGTAGCCTCTTTGCTTCATGTGCTGCTGCCGCCTCTGCCGCAGCTTGCGCCCGTGCGGCTTCGCGCTGCTTGTGCTCATTGATGCGCATGCTGGTGAGCATGATTAGGTCGTCGTGCTGTTTGAGCACCAACCCGGCACGGTCAGAAAACAGGAAGCCATGATCCTTGGCCACCTCGCGCAAGGTTTTCAAATTGCCCTCGATGCGTTCGGCTACCGCATTGGCTTCGGCCTTGGCATTGGCCAACACCACCGACACGGCATCGCACATCTTGTCGATATTCTTCATTCCCTTGATGGCCCCGGCAAAGTCGGCCATTACTGTGGGCATCAGCTTTTCTCCCAGGCGCTGGTTCAGCGCCTCCATGTGATCGGAAAGCGCAGTTTTGGCCTGCGTAATCAAAAGGTTCTTACGCAACTCTTTTTGTGCCTTGACCAAATTTGTCAATTCCAGCCGCACCCGGCGCGTCTCGCCGGAAACCTCGTCAACCGCCCTAAAATTGGCCTCGATGGCCTCAAGCTGGCTCAGGGCATGCGCCTTTGCCGCTGCCAGTCTTTCTTCCACCTCGGCGCACCATTTGATGGTCTTTTCCGCGTTGGCAAAGTCCTCATCGGATTCCAACGTGCGATTGATCCCGGCCAGCACACCCATTGCGTGCTCCCGGAACTTGTCAATGTTGCTGGCCAGAACCGCACCCGTTACCTGGATATGCAGCGCTGGCAGAAGCTCAGGCGCACGGCCTATGGGCTTTACCTCGACCTCTTTTGGCGGCTGGTAGTCGCGCAGATCAATTTCAAACTGCGCCCAGCCTGCCATGATCCGCTCGCGCAGTGACATGTCCGGGTCATAGATGCAGTGGCGCTCCTCAATCAGAACGTCACCGTCCCACGTGGACGCCATGAACAGGCAATACTTTGCTCCGGATACCGCAAGCTGCTGCTCCATCTGGATGCGATAGTGCAGCGGCAAATCGGCGCCCGTGCATCCGGGTTGCATGGCCGCGCGCAAATCGTCGTTGAGCGATTTGTGTTCAAAAACGATAGTGCCATCCATCGTCAATCCGTCGAAGGACGCACTCAGATTGGCCAGGGTGCCGACCACCGGGTACAGATCGTCGTCAAGAATGGCCTCAGCCAGCGGGCGGGCCAGCGCTTCAAATCGGTGGCCATCGTCAAACCGGCGCTGTGTGTGCGCGTCCACTTCGGGGGTAATCCCGGTAAAGCGTTCGTGCAGCAACTGTGTGCGGGTCTTGTAGGGGCTGGCGCCCAGCATCGCCGGGGCATCGCTGGCGTTGAAGTAGGACGCGCGGTGGGCGAACCAATCGGGCGTGTTTTGAATGAGTTTGTGCGTTTTCATGCTGCACCACCTTCCTGGTGCGCGGCAATTGCAGCGGGATCGACCACCGTGGCCCGCAGCATTTCGACTTGGTGCTCTTGCATGCGCGCCTTGGTGTTGACCATGGCGATGATCTCGTCAGCCGTTTTCTGGCCCGTTTCGATCATTCCCCGCCACGTGCTCAAGTTCTTTTCAAACTTCTCGTCCGGGTACTCCGGCAGTGCAGGGGGCTCTTTTGGCGTGACGGTTACGGTCTGGGTAATCTCGCCGGTATCGCTATCGACGAATTCAAACCACTCTGCCGGTTTACTCATACCCTCCTTGAGGCTGGCGTAAACCTTGCGCAATTGCACTATCTGGGCGGGTTGAATGGCATCAAGACGACGCTGGATGCGTTTTTCGATCTGTTCCTTGTTCACCCCGAAGTCGGCAAACGCTTGCACCAGCTTGGCGACAGCCTCAGCGCTGGTGTCCGCCTTGGCGTGCATAGTGGCATTGCACTGCTCCACAGCAGCCTCGGTCACATCGCCGGGAATAACCGCCAGGATGCAGGCACGCAGACGGCGCGCGCCCTGATTGGCAATCAACTCGTAAATGTCGCGCGGGTCTGTCAGTTTGGTAACGCCCTTCTTGGCGTAGCGCACATGGGGCACCTGAAAGGTAATCTCCCGGCGGGTATTTGTTTCAACGTCCCAGGCATACGCCTGTACGGTTGATTCGCCATTGGCCTGCGACAACTCGCGCATACCAAACTGCATATTGCCCCACGACTGCGCCATGGCTTCGGCCAGCCTGATGCTTGGGCCGGTAATGTCGGTACCGCCACGCGCATAGGTATAGATGGCTGCGTTGGCCAAGCTGGGGCGCGTGCAGGCGTTCAAGATGCGATCCATGGCCGTGCGCTGGTCGCGCGGGTTCATGCGGGCAATGACCATGGCCGCTTGCACTTCGGCAATGGCGCGCTGCTGGTCACTCTGGGCGATGGCGTTGTTGCTGCCGTTGCCGCCAGAACGCGCCACGGATTCGGGCGCGAATGGATTTGTGGAAATAGAAAGTTCGTTCATGGTTTGATGCTCCAGTTGTTGATTGAGTGTCGATATACGTTTTTTGCTGGGCGAATGGCCAGCCATATCGAATCCAGTCGTGTGAATCCGTTTTGCCGCCAGATGCGGTATTTCTGGGCGATGCGTTTCATGGCACGAACCCAATCAGCGTGCAGGCAAAGCACATGACAAATGCCCCTAGGACGAATCCAATCAGGAAGTAGTCCTGTCGCTCGATGCGCGCAAGATGGCGCAATTCGTCTTGCTGCATTTGCAGCAGTTGGTCTGTGGTGGTGTTCATGCCAGCCACCCCGCCGACCCCATGCACGCGGACTGGGCGCACTCGTTAAAGATGCGCTGCTCGAATATGTCAATCTGCGCTTCGTGCACTTCGTCTTTCATGTGCTTCATGGCCATTTCCTCGATCTGATCAATCACACTTTGATCAAGCAGGCTGATAACGTCTGCGCCATTCACCAGCGCATGGCGTAGTTCCAGGCACTCTTCACCGCCGTATTCGTGGCCTTCTTCTTTTGGCAGGAATTCAAGGAAACAATGCATCGTTGTTCCCGCGCCAAAGGTGTGCGCGTGGCTGATGTAGTTGGTCGTTTGATGCATGTCGTTTAGCTTCATGGTCTTTTCCTTTCTGATGGGCGTAAAAAAACCCGCTCGGGGCGGGGTCAAGAGCGCGGACAGCGAAGCTGGCCTTGCAATGGATGCGGACGCAAACCTTTGTGCTGGCTAGAATCACAGTATGCAACGCCTGCAAGCCTTCAAATTCGAGATGATGCCAAACGGTGAGCAGCAGCGCGACATGCGCCGCTTTGCCGGGGCACGCCGGTTTGTCTACAACAAGGCTTTGGATATTCAAAAGGCCAATCACGAGTCTGGTGGAAAGTACATCGGCTACGTGGATATGGCAAACCGCCTGCCCGAATGGAAAAAAGAGTTTGAATGGCTCAAGGAATCGCCTTCCCACACCTTGCAACAGTCGCTGAAAGATGCCGAGCGGGCATTTAAAAACTTCTTTGAAAAACGCGCAGGCTTTCCGCGCTTCAAAAAGCGTGGGGTGGGCGACAGTTTTCGTTTCCCGGACTCCAAGCAATTCGAGATTGACAAGGCAAACAGCCGTATCAAGCTGCCCAAGCTGGGCTGGATACGCTTTCGGCAAAGTCGTGAAATCCTTGGCACGGCCAAGAACATCACGGTCAGTCAGTCTGGTGGCAAGTGGTTTGCCAGCATCCAGACCGAGCGCGAAGTTAAGCATCCAGTGCCAGAGGCCACTACAGCCGTTGGTATCGACATGGGCATTGTTCGGTTCGCCACCCTGAGCGACGGCACACACATTGAGCCGCTGGACAGCTTCAAGAAGCATGAAACCCGGTTGCGCCGCTACCAGCGGGCAATGAGCCGCAAGATCAAAAACAGCCGGAATTGGCACAAGGCCAAAAGGAGAATTCAGAAAATCCACACCCGTATCGGTAACGCCCGACGAGACTTCCTGCACAAGGCCACGACAGCGATCAGCAAGAACCACGCGATGGTTGCTATCGAGGACTTGCAGGTGCGCAACATGAGCAAGTCGGCCAAGGGCAGCACCGAAGCACCTGGAAGAAACGTTGCAGCCAAGTCGGGGCTGAACAAAGCCATCCTGGATCAAGGCTGGTTCGAGTTTCGCCGCCAGTTGGAATACAAGATCAACTGGAACGGTGGAATTCTTGTTCCTGTGCCGCCGCAGTACACCAGCCAGACCTGTCCGGCCTGCGGTCACGTGTCGGCAGACAACCGTAAAACCCAGGCCCGGTTTGTGTGCGTGGACTGCGGGCACGAGGAAAACGCCGATGTGGTCGGCGCAATGAATGTATTGGCGCGAGGACATCGCGTTGCAGCCTGTGGAGAGGACGTAAGACGCGCCAAGGTCGCAAGACCGAAACGCGCTGCCTCTGCGAAGCAGGAACCCACCGAAGCGACTAGGCGTGAGGTAGCTCATGTTTAGCGCCGTAGGAATCCCCTGCCTTCAGGCAGGGGAGGATGTCACTGTTACCAGTTCCATTTTTGCTCCTGTGTCAAAAAACCAAGCCTGCTCTTGCGTGAACGGACTTGGGTTTTGCCCCTCGTCAGAAGGGCTAAATGTTTCCCCCGTAGTCACAGCCGACGAGAGATTTGGAAGGCTTCCAGCTTCGCACTCGTCTGGCACTTGCCTGCACCAGAGTCCTAGCGGTCATGCCGTCTTATGGTTTGTCTGCGGCATGGGAGTTATTCTACAACTGTAGATTGCAAAATTCAACACAAGTAGAGATTTTTTGCAAAATTTTTTTCACGGGCGAAAAAAAACCGCCCGAAGGCGGTTTGGGTGGGTGCGATAGCAGCTAGAGTAGCCTTTGTTGTACTGGTGGCGATATGACACGCAGAACCTCAACGATGGCCAGTTTGCGCTCAAGCTCGTTTCCCGCCGCGTCGTAGACGATTGTTTCTTCAAACTGGCATTGCAGACTATCTCCCGGCAACAAGCTGTGCTGGCGAGCGTGGTATGCCTCTATCCAGCCTTGGTGCAGCATATCCACCTTGACGCTGCGGTTGTTGCGTAGAACTGTCCATTGAGACGCTCCCAGCATATCGGGGGCTTTCACCTTAAAAAACTCTGTTCCGTGGTTGACGATGGATTGCTTTGGCCCGTCTATTGCCTGTTGATTCACTTGCGCCGGAGTCACATCCACCAAGTCAATATCGCCAAACTCTGTTTGCATAGTGACGCGATGGCCCGCAAGCGCTGTGCGGGCTTTTGCCACTTCATCCAGAGCTTCGCGCACATCAGCCACTGTGGGCGGTGTGTAGCCAATCAGTCCGCCGGGTGTAGACCGGTAGTCAGCATCCAGCTCATTAAGCACCTGACGCAATTCTGGCGCGTCTGCATCTATGTTTTGTAGCAGCCGGTGCTTTCCTTTCACAAGTAAGTCGCCAAGCCATTTTTTCCAATCCAGACTTTTCAGATGCTCATCAGGTATCTTGCGCAACGCGCGCGCCAATAGCACCTTCAGGCTGGAATGCTGGACATCGTTCAGGATGGACACCGGCTCTAAAGCACTGTCAATGCTGGAGAGTAGACAGTGATCCAGCTTGTCAAGCGACTCTATCAAGCGCATAGCCCCGGCTAGCACACCGAGCGCTTCACTCTTTCCGGGCGTATAGTCAATGACAAGAGCGATTTCGCCCTCGATTGATTGGGGTTCTAGCTGTCTATCCATTAGGCCATTCTCGCTCAAAACACCTCAGTCTGGCGGTAGACAACCTCGCCTACAAGCCTCCAGCCCCGGATTTCTCGCGTATCCTACCAATGATGGCAATGTGCTCATGTGCCACGGCAGCAGACACATCCTCATCCCGAGGCAAAAAATCCGGGTTGTCAGAATGCAAGACCATACCCCCATCCAACTTACGATACACCCGTTTGATGCGTAATTCATCGCCGTAGCGCATGGCGTACACCTTGCCATTGATGATGTTGGTTTCTTCCAGATGAACCAGCACCGTATCGCCATCATGCAGCAGCGGGTACATGCTATCCCCATGCACCTTGTAGCGAATGCAGCGCGCAGGGTTCATGTGATTCTTTTGAAACCAGTCTATGCGGTAAGTAGCCGCTACGCTGTCCGTTAGCTCCTTAAATACCGGAACGCGGCCATTGCCTGCCGCGAAGCGAATAGACGACTCTTTGATCTGAATGTAGCCTTCGCCTGGGTCTTCACCCTCTGCTAGAACGGTTATAGGTTGTCCGTAAGCAATCACCCTGCCAGACGGAGTCGTGAGCGCGACGGGGGCGGTTTCCCCCGTAATCAACTCCTCTACCGGGACACCGAGCGCCCTGGCAAGCTGCGGAGCGAACTCAGAGCGCACACTGTCTCGATTCTCCAGCGCGCTAAGGCTACCAATCGACAAACCGGCCATTTTCGCCAGTGTCGTTTGATTGATTCCTTTGGCTTCGCGTAGCCGTTTGACGTTTTTTCCTAGTGCCATACACATATCTTGCACAAAAGTAGAAATGCACTTGTTGATTTTTCTTTAAACATGTGTAGAATGTAAACATGGAAAACATCAACACCGTTATTGAGAAGGCCATAGCCGAGGCTGGGAGCGCTTCTTCTTTAGCAAAAGCGATTGGGGTTCCAATCCAGTCCGTCACCTTTTGGCGAAAAGGTGAACGCCGAGTTCCTGCTGATTACTGCCCGGAGATTGAGCGGTTTACTGCAGGACATGTGCGTTGTGAAGACCTGCGCCCCGACGTGAACTGGGGAGTTCTGCGCGGAACCGCACCCGCGAAGCAAGAAAGCTCGGAGGTGGCGTAGATGAATCAAGACGAAATAAGAAGCCAGCAAACCATTGCCATGGCTCAAGAAATCGTGCAAACGATGCATTCCCTGCAAAAAAAGTACCCGCAGGCGCAAGACATCACAGCCATGTGGATATCCATGGTGGCACTGTATGACACCGTGGCTGCACGCCACGTTCAGGGACTTTCGGTAAGTATTTCCTGAAGCGACCTGTAGACCATGCTTACCAAATCCGTCGTTTTGTCCCCTTGCATAAACCCGACTGGCGACCCCGCCCGCATTGGAGCCGTTTGAATGGAAAAGTGCATCCGCCAGCTCCCGCCCCTGCGCATCTCTGAAACGCTGGAAACGGCCCTCATGCGCCTGGCTGCCGGGCAGGAGCGCACGCTCTCGGAGTACATCAAACTGGTGCTGGCACATCACGCTTTTGGTCATTCCACCAGTATGGATATGCACCTGCCACAGGGCAAGCACGAGGGCGCATCGCAATGAGTAGCAGCATAAATGCTACCAATTCAGTAGCTGCACACGCAGGAAGCACGGGGGCTGGAGGCTGGTTTGGCTATGCTGGAGCGTACTTCGCCAGCACTTCTGCCGCGCGGGTCTGCCAGCCTTTGCCAGAAGCACGCCAGCCAGCGAGCGCCTGTGGGTCAATGCGCAGGGTAACGGGCTGCTTGTGCGTGGCCTGCACTGGCCTGCCAATGGCCCGCTTGGCAATGTCGGCGGGCGTGTTGACCCGCGCGTACACGCCAGCGTGTGCCTCTTGCAATCCCTGCTCCAGATCGCGCATGAGTTGCTCGGTATCGGCATCCACTGCCGCTTCTGATTTGCGTTTAGACATCGTACAACTCCTTCAGTCGGTTCAAAAATTTGGTGGGCAAGCTGTCAGCGTCACCCTTGGCATAGGCCACCACCAACACCACTTCGCCTGCATCGGTGCGCACAAAGTAGATCACCCGAGCGCCGCCACTCTTTCCCATGCCCTCACGCGCCCAGCGTACTTTGCGCAGCGCTTTGGTACCACGCACCACATCGCCAGCCAGCGGGTTCTTGGAAATGAAGCTCACAAACTCGGCAATGTCGTTATCGCTCCAAAACACCTTGGCAGTACGCAGGAAAGTAGGCGTTTCGTTGACGGTCAACATTTCGTTTTGCATGATGTTATTGTACATCGAATAAATGATATTGCAACCCCCCACATCCCGCGCTATGCTTGCACATCACTCGTCAAAAAGAAGCTGCAACTGATCTCCCTTCACTGGGAACGACCTGTCCAGCAGCCGCTTGAACTGCTCCCAGTCATCGCAAGCCCGCATCAAACCGGTGACGGCATGCAGGTGTTCGCTCAGGGCCGGGTGCCCCACATCCTCGGTCAGCCACTGGTGGTGCGCTGCCTTGCGCCTGCCAGTGTCTTCCTTGGGGTTGCGCAGCTCCAGTTCTTTGACCAGGCCGGGGGCCAGCCGCTGGTACACGATGTCCATCGTGTACTTCCCCACCACACCAGGTTTTCCGCCGGATACGGCAGGGTAAGTCCACCCGCGCAGCCTGAACATTTCGCGGTAAAAGCTGTCCGGGAAGCGCTTGGCCCACTTTGCAAACTCATGCAGCAAGTATTTGTCCAGCAAGGCTTGCAGGGCTTTTCGGTCGCGCACTTCCTGATAGCCGGTGGCCTCGTCAATCAGCGATGCAATCCCAACCTTTGCAAGGGATTTGACAATGATCTCAGCCTGTTCGGCCAAGTGGATTTGGTTTGGAAGCAGCGCCCCCGCTTTACGGGCATCCAAGTACATGGAACAGATGTCAACAATGTCATCGCCTTCAAATCCATGGCTCTTGCGCCCGTCCATCTCGAAAGCAATGGCGGATTCGTCAAAGTCTTTGTCCAAGAACTTGGCAGGAGCATAGAGCTGCAAATTACTGGCAGACAGGTATCGGCTCAACCCGCCTTTTTTGTTGCCAGTCAGCAGCCCGACAACCTCGCGCTGCCACACCACGCGGCGGCCATCTTCGAGCACAGCGCAGGGGATTTGTGCCCCAGCAATGCGCAGGCTTCCAGAGTGCGTAGCACTGGGCATCCCGGAGCGTTTGAGTGCGCCTTTGCGTGCAATTGCGCTGCGTTGCTCCTGAGTGAGGGACTTTGCGCGCGCAATGCCTCCAGCCGCTTTTTTATTGGGTTTCGCTTGCATTTTAACCTTTCAAGATACTTTGCTTGCGTTTCAAATTGTAAGCGAAACAAAGCAAGCACGCCATTCTTTGAAAAATCGCCATTTACAGGTTGGGCCGGACTTTTTGACTTGGGGATTGCCCCGCGCTATACTTGCCCTGCCTCGAAAGAGGTGGAGAGTGATAACTCCAAGGTTCAGCGGAATTACCGCACCCGTCAGCACAGCGGTTTTTTTGCGCCCGGTTTTTTTAATTCCTCAGATATGAGGAATTGCGATACGGCCGGGAGGGCGACGGATACAACACCCCGCAAGGGGAAAGAAGTCCGCCTAGCTGAACCTAGGTTATCAACCTCCCGGCCACCTTGCCGGATGCGCGTGATAACGATCCGACAAGGCTTTGTAAGTCTCGTTCAGGAGCGTTTCATGTCTAATTCCGTACTCATCGGTGGTTTCTCCGTTCGTCAACACGACGGCCTTTTCTCCCTCAACGATTTGCACGTTGCATCTGGTGGCGACAAGGCGCATCAACCGTCAAATTTCCAGCGCCTTGACACCACACAGGCACTAATCGCGGAACTTTCAAATGCCGGAATACCGGCAATTGAAACCAAACGTGGCGCACACGGTGGCACCTACGCATGCCGCGAGCTGGTCATCGCCTACGCCGCTTGGATCAGCGCCGCCTTCCACCTCAAAGTCATTCGCGTGTTCCTCAACGCTGAAGTGACCCCCCCTGTTTCAGAACCCGCACCCCCCAAGCGCAACGTCATCCGCTGCAAGGTCGAATCTGTCACCGTAACCATGCGCCTGACCAGCGGCGATGTTGGCTTTGGCATCCGCATCCAGGGCGACCACTACAACATGCACCGCTTCACCACCGGCGAGTCCATCGAACTCGAATACGCCCAAGGCGCAACGCCGCTGGTGGATGCTCCCATCGGGCTGAACAGGATCGCGCAAAACGGCAGGAAGGCTGCGCAGGTTTGAACATGGTGACCTGCCTGCACCATTTTTCAGGCAAAAAAATGCCCTGGTGGAACAGGGCGATTCTTAATGAAAAGAGCAAGGTTATTTTAATGGAAAAAACAGAGAGTAGCAACGGCAGTCAACGCGCAGAAGCAACTGCAAACATGCTGCGGGCGCAATTGGCCAAGTCGCACAACGGACTTATCAAAGTTACACCAGAGATGGCGGCAAGAATCCTGGCTGATTGCAATTTTGAAGGGCAGCGGAAAATTTCAAGGCCGCGTGTCTTCAGCCACGCCTACGCAATCAGGGAGGGGGATTGGGTCGATGATTACCCGATCCATTTTGCCGTCCTGCCTGATGGACGCACATGGCTTGTAGATGGTCAGCACCGATTGGCCGCAATTTCAGAGCAATCATCAACCGTCGGCGTTGTTGTTCGGATGGTGGAAGTTGACTCGGAAAAGGAAGCGCGTCATTTTTACGCCGGGTTCGATAAGCAAAGCAGCACACGCACCAATGTGCAAATCATTGATGCAGTAGAGCTTGCGAAGGAAGTCGGATTAAGTAACCGCATGGCGCGCGCAGCGTTTGAGGCTGCGCCACTTTTGGCAAACAACATGGAGCCTATTACTGGGTCTGCAAAAGTTGGCGCAAATCCGCAATTGTTCTTGCAGCAAGAGCGCATCAAGGTCGTCGGCGAATACGCAAAAGAGGCAAGAGATTATGAGCTGATCGTATCTGAGTCAACCAAGGCACTACGCGAAAAGCTGATTAACTCAGGCCCGGTTGCGTGTGCATTATTCACGTTGCGCCACCAGCCGGAAAAAGCAAAAGCGTTCTGGTCTGGCGTGGCACGCAACGACGGGCTGCGCAGGAATGATCCCAGGGGGACATTGATTCAAGACCTACTTACACGGTCCGGGAACCAAGGGAACGTCCGTCAGCGCGTCCAGCAGTCCGCTGCTGCGTGGAACGCATTCTGCGAAGGGCGGGACTTGAAAATCATCAAGTGCATAGAAGGTGCCGCGCTTACTTTCTGGGGCACTCCTTTGAAGGGTAAGAGGTAATGGACATTCGCCCCGTACCACTTAGTCATCTTGTCGCAAGCGGGCAACCGCGCCCACTGCTTACTGCGGAGGTGGACAAGTTGGCCAGCAGCATCAAAGAGATTGGACTGATTCAGCCAATCACTGTTGCCGCCACCACCGTGATGCACGGAGTTGCTGTTCCTGGGTGGAAGATCGTAGCAGGCCACCACCGCGTCGCCGCCGTTCGTTCCCTTGGCTGGAAAGAGATTGATGCCATCGTCATCGACAACGAGAAAAACCTGCAAAACGAACTGGTTGAAATTGACGAGAACCTGTGCCGTGCTGAACTGACGGCATCGCAGCGCACCAAGTACACAAAGCGCAGGGCGCAGATTTGGGAGGCGCTGCATTCGGTTGAGAAGCAACAAATTCAGGTGGATCAAGTTGCGCCACCTGAATTTAAACCAACCGGCTACAAGTCGCCACCACCACAGTCTCAAGGCTTTGCCGCAGCAACCGCAGCAGCCACTGGCCAATCCAAAGCCACCACAAACCGTGCCCTGGCCCGCGCCGAAGCCCTCGGTGACACCGCCCTGACAAAGATAACCGGCACCAGCTTAGATACCGGCGTGGAGATGGATGCGCTGGCCAAACTTCCAGAACCCGCCCGCGCGGAGCTGATCGAGCGCGCGGTCGCCGGCGAAAACGTCAGCGCAAAACCAGCCTCTACAGCCGCTAAAACACTGCGCAGGCACCCATCCATAGTCGAATCAATCAAGAAGGCTTTACGGGGCGTTTTGGACGATTTTGGATGCCTGTCCGTGCGCGACTTGATCCCTATCATTCAATCACAGAATGCGCAGGAAGAAGTACAGGAGGTATTCGAATCCTGGAGCCAGGCCGTGTATCCGGTCGATGTATTGGAAATGCTAGGTGCTGGATAGGATAGGAGTCGGAGTGAACTACTACCCGTTTCACATCGGAGATTACCTCAGCGCCACCCGGCACTTAAGCTGGGAGGAAGATGCAGCCTTTCGTCGCCTGCTCGACACCTATTACACGACAGAAAAGCCTCTACCGACCGATCTTCGCTCCGTCTGCCGCCTGGTACTGGCTACTACCGAAAGCCAGCGTGAATCCGTCCGAATAGTGCTGGAAGAGTTCTTTGATTTGACAGAAACAGGGTGGGTAAATCATCGTGCAGACGCGGAGATTGCAGAAATGCACGAACGCCAAAAAATTGCAAAAGAAAAAGCAAATAAGCGATGGGATAAGCACCGCTCAGAACGCAGCAATGCCGCAGCAATGCTGCAGCATGAAGAAATAGATGCTGCAGCATCCAAAACTGATGCTGATGCAATGCTACCAACACCAACACCAACACCAACACCAACACCAAAGGGAGAAGACAGGAAGACAGCGCGCGCAAGCGCACGCACCACCGCACCACCCCAACGGCCCGATTCGATCCCCGAATCCGTCTGGCAGGACTTTCAGGCAATCCGCAAAGCAAAGCGGGCACCCCTGACCGACACCGCACTCGTTGGCATGGAGCGTGAGGCGACAAAGGCCGGACTCAGCCTTGAGGCTGCAATCCGGTTCTGCTGTGAGGCAGGATGGCAGGCGTTTAACGCCGGATGGTATGC